TATATAATTAATGTTGCATATCGTGATTGTATATTTTGAGTGCATATCATAGATGAAATTTATTTTTGATATAAATAAAATTTATAACTAACTTTAAATCAAAAAAATTTGATATGAAAAAGCAGCAGAATATAATATAAACATAAATTATAATTGTATAAATATTAATTATAGCAAGCTGCATAACGTTGATATATGAGCCAGCATTGTATATTATTAATATAATGTATAATATATGGTAATATAATAAATGATATATATAAGTTATAATGGATATTATAACTGATTGCAGTACGAAAAAGCTTGTCATTGCTGGATTTTTGGGCGGGGTGAAAATTTTCATTCCTAACGGGCTTGCTTTTTGAGCGTGCCTGTGGTTTTTAGTCTTGCGACAAAATTCACACCAAATTTGGCAACTTTAAGAAAAAAAGTACGTCTGCAAACAAAAACTAAGACCAAAAATTAAACTTCAAAAATGATACTGATTTACGTAAAAATAGTGATAAAAACAATAGATAATCTAATAGATAACATATAGATAATTTAATAGATATCTATATAGATTAAAAAATGTAAAAAATACAAAACAAAATTTAAAATTTTAATTTTATCATCAAACTAACCAGCAAAAAAATTATACAAGAAAAATTTATACAAATGAATTTTTATACAAAAGTACCTATTCTGTGAAAAACAAAATGGGTGCTTTTTTTGCATCTCAAAGGACGTCCCTTAAAATAATTTTCTTTCTTACCTAAAGTACATAACCTTATAAATGTATTTTGTATACATAAATACATAGAAAATACAAAAAAGTTTAAAAAAATTATAAAAAAGTGGAATAATTTTTGCCAATTATGAATAGATAATGTAAGGGCATTTAAACCTTGCAAACCAGAGCGTGTTATTTTATTATACTTTTCTTTTTACCTTTTTTCTTTTGGGAGCATATTTCCACTGGTAAAGAAGAATAAGAATGAAGAATATATATAATAACTATGCCGTAGGCATACTGCGTAGCAGTAGATGAATGATACATTAAAAGTATTAGTTTATGGGGGTAGGGGGCGAAGTGTAACGAGAACCCAGAACACATAAACTACATGAAAGGAAGAATAAAATTCAAAATGAAGGTACAAAAAAGTTTTGCAGATAAATTTGAAAAACTATCTGCTCAAAAACAAAATGCACTTTTAGTTGATGCAATAGTTAAGAATTGTATTGAGTGCTGCGGCGGAGTACGAAAGGAAGCTATTGACTGCCCAACTAAAATGTGTGCAATGAAAGACTTGAATTTTTTAGTGAAAAAAAACTTTGATTAAAGATTAAAATTTGATTAAAAATTTAATTTTTTTATGAAAAAATGGAATATTTTTCGCTAAAAATGAATAGATAATGTAAGGGTAATTTGAAGTCTTAGTTAAGCGATTTCTTAATGGATTCTTATTTAAGTAAAAACACATAAATCCCGCTTATGATTGTTTTGTCCGTTATATAATCTGCTTACTTTGAATTACTTCTTATTTGCTACTGTAGCTCAACTGGTAGAGCAACTGACCTGTAATCAGTAGGTTGAAAGTTCGAGTCTTTTCGGTAGCTCCAAGATTGCAAAATAACGAAAGGTGTTTGGTTAATGTTATGTATTTATGTAATTGAAAATATTGTTTCTCATGAAAAATATATTGGAATAACTAAGCGTGATATTAAAATTAGATTTAAAGAACATTTGAAAGATGCAAAAAAATCACGTTGCTCACATAGAAAATTATATAAAAATATAAGAATATATGGTGAAAATAATTTTAGGTGTTATGTTTTAGAATTTGTAAATTCTGATATTGGTTATGAAAGAGAACAATTCTGGATAAATAAATTAAATACTGTAAAATGTGGGTTAAATGAAACAATAGGTGGGGCTGGAAAACAGTTTATAAATAATATTGATAAAAAACAATTTAAAGTAGATTCTCAACTTGGTTTAAACACTAAAGAAATTGCTGTAAAGTATAATTGTTGTGTTGATGTTGTAAGAGATTTCCTTAAGCGTAACAACGTTAATCCGTATGATGGGATTGTAAATAGATTGAATAATCCAGTCGCTATGTTATCTAAAGACGGTGAGATAGTTAATACTTTTGTTTCTCCATTACAAGCTGCTAAATATATTTCTTCTATGAATAAATCATTAGATAAGATTGGTAATATTTCATCAAAGATAAAATTAGCCGCTAAAAACATAAGAAAAACAGCATATGGTTATGTATGGCAATTTATTTAAAATTTTAAAGACATTAAAACCAGTTGCGACATGGTTTTAGAAGGATATAACTGAGGTTGTATCCTTTTTTTAGTTTGTATTGCTTGCGACACCTTATATGGTGTTGCAACCCATTAGGGTTTTTTATTTTTACAACTTTAAGCATTGTATTATTCAACCATGTGAAAACGTTCTAATCAAACTTCATGGAACATTGGTAGATTGAGTAGGACTTTGGTGAGATATTGCTGAAGTTGAGCTTTTTTGCAAAGGTAACAATGCAAAGCGATTGGGTAAACCAAAAGAATAACAATGTGTGCAAATCGTAACGCTAGTTAAAACATAAGTTGTGTGGTAGCGATAATAGACGCTCCAGTGGAGAATAATCAGCTATGCCATTTAATCTGACAGTTAAATCGAGCTAACTGAATGTCAAGTAAGCTATTGGCATTGAACGTAAGAGAAATCTTACTATAACACATTACTTAGTAAAAGTAGCCAAAGCTGGTTTGAACAGTCCAGATGCCTAAAAAAACTGTTCTCAAGAAATTATAATCAAGAAAACTTTTATTAATAATTTCTGAATGATAGGTGAAATTTGTGAGTAATCAATCTCACGTAGGGTAAACATAGGGATAAGAAGTTATAAGGTAGCTCCTTATGGCTCAGACTTATTCTTCCTGCTTGTTGAATAAACTAGAAGTTATTGAGATGTAAGGCGAAGGTCTGAATGGTGCAATGCTTAAAGTTGTAAAAGTCGGTTAATAAAAAATAAGGGAGATGTTAGAATGGAAACATTTATTAGCGTAAAGAAAATTAAAGCTGAACCATGTAAGGCATGGAAAGATTTTAAAGGTCATAAAGAAGGTGATGATGGGTATAGAATTTATTACCCAGATAACTACGTTTCTTGGTGTCCTAAAGATGTGTTTGAAAAGCAATATTTTAAATTAGATAATGGCAAAGAAATTGTTGAATCTGATGTAAATAGATATATTAATGCTGGTCTTAGAATTAAACCAGAAACATTTGAAACTATGCCATATTTTACTAAATTAGGAATGAAAGCTCATATGTATAATTTTTTAGATGATATTTTATTTTTGGCAGACAATGGGTTTAAAGAAGGTGAAACAAATGGCAAATGAAAGACAAGAAAAAGCAAGAAAAATAGTAATGAATTATTTTAATTCTCATGTAGATAAAACTGATAATAAGCAAATTACACTAGATGATGTTTATGTAGTTTGGTTTAGTAAGACGTTGCAGAATTGGAAAGCATTAGTTAGTACAAGTGTTTCAGATGGAATGTATTATGAAATTACTTATAATGGCGATAAAAATGAAACTTATGTTGATGTTTATAAGAAATGGGAAAATTTTATAGTGAAAGATTGATTTAGGAGTGATTTATTGTGAGTGAAGATGCTTTAGTAGTAAAAAATAACGCTCCTGTTGGTAAACGAAATAGATTTGATGAATACAATATGCACGAGGATATTAAAAAATGGCGATATGAAGGTAATAGTTTTAAAAAAATAATTAATCTTATTAAAGAGAAATTTGATGTAAATGTATCTTATACCGCTCTTTATACTTACTGTGTAAGAAAAGGATTAACAGGCGATATGTCTGGCGAACGACAAAGAACTGTTAATGGATATCAAGAATTAATAGATAGTTTAGGTGTTATAAAACAAAATTTAGCGTTAAATCAAGCTTTGTTTGAGGATTTAGAAAAAGATTCTAAAGAAGGAAAGCTTGATACCAAAAAATATACAGCTATTGTTTCATCAAGTGAGAGATTGTTAACAAGACGAGAGTCTTTAATAAAAACTATTATTCAAAATCAATCTTTAATTTATAAGTATTCTGCAATATCAAGATTTATAGGTAGGTTTGAAGAAATGGTTATAAATAAATTTGGTTTAGATGTATGGAACGATTTTAAAGTGAGTGTAAGAGATGATTTTGAAATTAAAGAATTGATGAAAAGAATACCAAAGGATAATGATATTGTTCCTGTTAAGAAAAATTGTCCAAAAAATAAAGGAAAAATGAGCCAAAAATTAGGAGTGAGTTTATGAGTTACGAAAACAAACGAGATAAATTAAAGAAAAAATTAAGAGCAAATAGACCAAAAATAAATGGTAAAAAATATTTTTCAGACAAAGCAACAAGAAGAGAGCATCAGGCTGAAATGAAAAAGTATAAAGAATTATATCGTTGAGGTGAAATTATGAATGATAAAAAAAGCATATATGTTTTATATGATGAACTCGGTAGGATTAAACTTGGTATTACAAATAATGTTACTAGACGTATTAAGCAAATAGAAAATTCCACAGGATTAAAAATTTGTAAATTATATTCAGAAGTATGTAGAAATGCTACTTTTTTAGAAAAGAAATTATTTGAATATTTTAAAAATTATAGAATTGAAGAAACAGAATGGTTAGTTTCTGGAATGGATTTTTATAAAACAGTTTCTGTTGTCCGAAGTTTTATAGAAGATGATAAACCATGAATTTATTAGATGAAATTGTTAATAAGTTGGAGGTAGATAAGGAATATCAAAAAAATGTAAATCAAGAGAGTGATAGCGAAGCCAGTAAGTATTTAAAAATAAAAGAAGAGTGTAGATACGATTTTGAAAAATTTTGTAGAACCTTTTTAGGTGAACAGTTCTCATCAACATGGTCAACATTTCATTATGATTTAGTTAAAGCTTTGGAAAATATTATCTTTAACCATAAAGATGAAGAAACTAAGAATGTTAGAGCTGCACCACGAGGACACGCAAAAAGTACGTTTGTTAGTTTTGCTTTCCCGTTATGGTGTATTTGTTATGGTTATAAACAAACTATTATTGTCATATCTTGTTCGGCAGATATGGCTAGATTATTCTTAACTCGTATTCGAGAAGAATTAGAATTTAATGAATTAATTATTAAAGTGTTCGGTAAATTGCAAGGCTCGTCTAAATGGAATAATTCGGAAATCTTAACAAGTACAGGTGTGTATTGTGTTGGTAAAGGTGCTGGACAGCAAATGCGTGGTTTAAATTTTAAATCTCGTCCAGACTTAGTAATTATTGATGACCTAGAAAGTGAAGAAAGTGTTGCAACAGAAACGCAAAGAGCAACATTAGATAAATGGTTTAGTAGTGCTGTTATGAAAATGGGTTCACCAAATTGTGATTTCTTTTTTATTGGTACTGTTTTGTCATATGATTCTCTTTTGTATAAATTGTTAACCTTACCTACTTATAGTATGTGGCAAAGGAAAATATATAGAGCGGTTATTAAATTTTCGGAATCAACTTTATGGCTAAAATGGGAAGAAAAAATGACAAACTTGTCTGACCCTGACCCATATAACACAGCTAAAAAATTTTATTTAAAACATAAAAAAGAAATGTTAAAAGGAACGAAAGTTTTATGGGAATCACAAAGGGAAAATATGTATTTACATTTAATGGAAACTCGTTTACAAGATGAAGAAGCTTTTAATAGTGAGTTTCAAAACGATCCTCAAACTGAAAAAAGTCGAATATTCAAAGAGGAATGGTTAGAAGAAAATACTTATGAATATCCACCAAACATAAAAAGAGTTTATGGTGCAGTAGATCCTAGCTGTGGAAAGAATAGAAAGGCTGATACTTCTGCAATAGTTATTCTTGGTGAGGGCGAAGATAATTATATTTATGTTTTAGAAGCTTCTATTAAAGTTCGTAGAGTAGAAGATATTATTTTAGATATGGAAAAAATAATTGGTAAATATTATAACCTTTTAGAAGGTTTTGTCGTTGAAACAAACCAATTCCAAGCATTATTTTCTACTACAGTTCAGCAACATTTTATTGATTTAGGAATGTATGTTAACTGGATTGAAATTTTTCATGGAGCAAATGATAAAAAAGAACGTAGAATAAATTCCATGATACCTAAAATAAAAAATGGTTATTTAAAATTTAATAAATCTCACGTTATGTTATGGAGGCAAATGAAGAACTATCCAAAAGATAGAGATGATGGTGTCGATTGTTTAGAAATGGCATTGAGACCATTATTACAAAGTAGAAATAATACATTATGCTTTAGTTCATTAAACACAAACGTTAGCACTATGAGTGAAAGGAGGAGTGATAAGGTTGTTAGAGAAATTAAAAAGAATTTTGGCATCGGCTATTAGTTCCAAAAACATTCCAGAGTCTAAGTCAATTCCAACTGATAGATTTGGTTATAGTAATTTTAATACACATTATAAAAGTACAATACCTAGAAATCCCAGTTATCGACAGTTAAGAGAATTTGCGAAAAATCCTATTGTATCTCAACCAATTGAAGCAGTTAAAGATAGAATTGCAAAAATGGAATATGAGATTAGACCAAAAGTTCGTGGACGAAAATATACAAAGCAAATAAAATTAATAAAAAATATCATAGATAATCCGAACATAGACCAAACAAGACGCAAATTTGAGGCTATGATTCTTGATGATATTTTAACTTTGGATGCTGGTGCTTTTGAAGTTTGTAAATCAAAAAATCCTAATCACCCTCTTTTTTTGTATCCGATTGATGGTGCAACAGTTCAACATGTAGTCCCAATGGATTATACCGATATAGATGGTTATAAATATATGCAAATTAATGACAATGGAAATACATATTTTACTAGACGTGAATTATGTTTTTTGTCTAAAAATAACTTTACTCACAAACCTTTTGGATTATCACCTGTTTTAAAAGCATATGATTATATTAGATATTACATTGAAGGTGTTGATAAAACTAATGAAGATGTTAGTACTAAAACGTCTGGAATGTTAATTAATCTTGGTGAAACAGCTACAAGTGATGAGGTTGATAAATTTAGAGAATATTTTATGAATGAAATTGAAGGAACTGGAAGAATACCTATTGTTGGTGGTACAAAAGGATTAGACACAAAACAGATTAGAAGTTTTACTGAAGATGCTTTATATCAAAGTTGGTTTAATCTTTTGATTACTATGGTATGTTCAGCATTTCCTTATCCTGTGGAAAAAATGATAAATGTATCAGCTGACCGCTCTACAACGGAAGATTTTGAAACACGTATAATTGATGAACTTGTCAAACCATACGCTAATCTTTTAGAAGATGCTTATAATACCCATATAATAAATGCTTTAGGTTTTGGCGATATCCTTGAATTTAAATATGTTTATGAGGATAGTGAAAGCTTAAAAACTCAAAAATGGACAAGATTTAATAATGCATTTACTACAGGTACTATTACAATTAATGAATGGAGAACAGGTGTTGGTTTTAGCCCTCTTATAAGTGATTATGCTAATTTAGCTGGTGATGAAAGAAAAGCTGTTATTAATAGAGATTTAGGTTTAGCTGGTTTTAATGGAGTAGGTAATATAAAAGATACTTCTGATACTAAAAATAAAAAAGTTAGTGAGGGAGGTGGTTAAAATTGGATAAAGATAAAAATAAGAGTTTTAGCTTGGAAGCAAGTGATATAGAAGTACAATCTAATACCAATAAAATGTATATTATTGGGTGCATAGCTACTATTGATGAAGCTAGTGAGGGCTCTCCTGGTGGAGCAGATGGTAAAAGAGTTATTTTATCTAGCAAAAATGCCGATAAATGTATTCAAACATTTAAAGGACAACCTATGAATTGTTTGTTTGAGAATTGGGGATATGTTCCTGATACTTTTACTGGACATGGTAATCAGTATTGGGGAAAATATTTTGGGTTTATAGAAGATGCTTGGCAAGATGGTAAAAAATTAATGGCAAAAATCGTTGTATGGAAAGAAGCTTTTCCTCAATTAGCATCTACAATTATAAATGCTCAGCGTTCTTTAGGTTTTAGTATTGAAATTTATCCTACACAATTACACGAAGATGAAGAAGAACACATTGTTGTTGATGAATGGGAAGCTTTTGGCTGTGCTTTATTATGGCGTAATTGTGCAGCATTTGGTGAAGAAACTTATATAGAAAAATTAGTAGCAAGTTTAGAAAAGTCAAAAGAAAGTAAAGGTGATGCGGAAATGACAAAAGAAGAAATTCAAAGTATTGTAGCTTCTGTTTCAGCAGGAGTAACAGAAGAAGTGAAAAAAATTGTTGATGAAAAAATTACAGGTTTAGGCATTGAGGATATCAAAGCAAGTATTGAAGATATGAAACAATCTAAATCCGTAAAAGAACCTGTAATTGATAACGATACCACAAGTAAACCTATAGAAGCAAATAAACAAGAAGAAAATACTATGGAAGAAATTAAAAATATTATCAAGGCTGAATTAGATGGTTTAAAAAAAGAATTAGAAGCTAGTAAAGATATTCCAAAACCAAAATCTTATACAGGTAATACTGATTTAGGAACAGATAATGATTATATTAAATCTTTAGAAAAAATCGATGCTTCTGACATGAGCCTTTCTGAAAAATTAAAAGCGAAAGCTCGTATTCAGTTTGCTGCTGAAAAAAATGGTGTTAAATTTGATGAGATATATCGCCCTATTACTTTAGGTTAAAATAATTGAATATTCTGATAAAAAGGCACTTAATGTGTCTTTTTTTATTGCAATTTTATAAAGAAAGAAGTTGATGTTTAATGAGTATGAAACAATTATATACAGGTGTATATAAATTTATGGGTAGCATCGGTAAAGAAATTAAATCTGTAAGTGGTACACCGAATGTAACAATTAATAAAAATCACACATTGGTTATTCAAGATTATGACCATGATTTAAAAGATTATTTAAATAGAGAGTTCCCTATTGGTGTTATGTGTAATTCTGTCCGTTCTACTGGTTATCCTCACGCATGGAACGAACAAAAATCAATTCCACGAAACACAAAAGCTGTTGATCCTCAAAAAGGTATTGGCAGTGATGAATATAAAAATGCCCGTTATAAATTAGATACGATTAGTGCAGAATATCAACGTGATAATTGGCAAACAGCATTACCTCGTTGCCATATTACAGGTATTGAATATCCATTCTTCGAAACACAAATGCAAAAAAATTATGGCTCTTTCAATGAGGATTTAATTGCTAAAGATACAAGAGATATGTTTGTTGATTATCAACGTACTATTGCTGATGAGTTTTGGAATGGTGATAGTCCTACTTTAAACGATACAACTAAATGGACATATATGGGTATTTTAAATCAAATTAAAACAAAAACAGCAATTACTACAGGAACTATTGCTGAAAATATTCAGTCTAAAATTGCCGAAGCACAATCTCAGACTATTTATCTTGGTAGACCAAATGTATTATGTATGAACCCTGTAACTTATGATTTACTTTGCAAAGAAGAAGCAAAAAATGAACATAATTTATATCAAATGTTTGTTAACGTAAGCATTGTTCCAGGTGTTGAAGTTCCTGCTATTAGAACACAGATTGGTACAATTCCTATTCATTTAACACCATTTATTAAAGTTGATAAATCTGGTTCTACACAAACACATAAAATTGTTGCATTAAATACAAAAATGATTGATAGAGTATGGTTATTCTGGGATGCACCTAAAATGTTTGTAACACAAGATCCTAACCAGCCACTTAACAATCCTGCTTTAATGCAAGACAAAAACTTAATTAACTTTGACACTTATATTTTACATGGTGTAGATACTCCATCTCACTTTATCTTAACAAAAGATGTTACAGTGGGGGAGTAAGTGTCCCTACAGCAGAGTCCAAAATTGGAAAAGCTAAAGTAGGGCGAAGTAAGGTAGTGAAATAAGGGTTTATTCCCTTGTTTCACCAATTCAAGGAGGCGATAAATTGTATATAACGGAAGAAGAAATCCCTATTTATTGTCCAATAGTAAAAGAAACCAATATAGGTCATGTAGAAACCGCTTGTTTTTTAATAGATGCTTACAAAGGTACAAGTTTTGAATTAAAAGAATATACAGAGCTAGTAAATTTTAATAAACGTTCTAGGTTTGTTGATTTTTTAGAACCATATAGAGGAAAATTAAAACATTTACCTAGAAAAGAAGTAAAAGAAGTTTATACTATTGTTCCTACAGTATTTAGTAAATTTACAAGGATTGATTATAGTGTAGACTCATTATGTTTTGATGAAGATACTTCAAAATATTTTTCTTTTTATTTACCTCAAGATTTTGTTTCTCCAATAAGAAAATTAAAAACATTAAAGGTAACTTATACTGCTGGATATAACGAAAATGAATATCCAGAACAATTAAAAAGAGCAGTAGGACTTTTAGCACAAAATCTTGCTCAAATGGGTGGAACTTTAGAATGGACTAGCAGAGATGATTATGATGTTAAGATTATGTTAAAAAATGAAGGGATATTTACTAATGAAATTAAAAGATTAGTAGATACAATTACATTGCAATGACGTGTGTACTTAATTTTTATGGTGATAGATTGGAAAACATTGATATCGTAGGCAAGCCAGAAGAAAAAGTTCTCATAACAAGACGTGGTAAAAGTACAGATAGTAGAGTAATTAATGATGAAAAGAAAATACTAGCATTTTCCAATTCAAATTTAATTTGTGGCGATTTAATAACCAGAAAGACATCAAAAGATAATAATAGCTACTTTATTATAGCAAAACAGGCAACTAAAGAATGTGTAGAGTGCCAAGGCATAAGAATTAATGCAAAAGCTACCATTTGTAAACTTGATAAACAATATGATGATGTAGAATATGTTGGAAGCACTGAAGAAATTATTTTAGAAGATATTCCTATTTATTTTAAAGATGTTTCTGCAAATATGAAATTTTATGATGCAGGGCTTTTAAAAGATACAACTAAAATAATTATGGTTCAAGATAATATTGATATCGAAGAGCTGTATCGTGTTAAATTTAATGGTGCAAATTACCAAGTTGATAATATAGATGTTGGACGATATGAAAATATGCTGTACATACAGCTAAGTGAAGACACGAGGTCTACTAATGAATAAAGAAAAAGTAGAACAAGCACTTGCAACATATGGAAATAGATTATGCAAGGAAATTTCTCGCACATGGGATAGTTTGCAAAGCGTAGATGGAGAAGCTAATATAAATTTTAGTATTATTAATAGCAATGATAAGAATACTACAATAGGAAGAATTGAAGCCACAGGACAAAAAGCATGGTTAATAGAATATGGGAAAGGTTCTTTAATGGCTCGTGAAACAGATAATCCATATTTACATAAATATAAAAATAATGTAAAAAGATGGAATGTAGTTAGAAAAGGACATTTTGTTACAGGACGTGTAGTGGGTAGTTATCAAGACTTAGATAATAATACTTATATTTCTGGTGGAAGATGGGCTGGTAAAAGCATGGAAAGGATTTATAAACCTATAAAACCTTATTTTGTAGTAAAAAAGAATGTAACAAAAAATAGTGCTATAAAAGAAATATTTAAGCATAGTTTAAAAAATATAATAAAATCACAGCTTAATATCGAGGTGAAAAATAAATGATACAAGACACTTTTGATATGCAATCATTAATAGTAGATGAGTTAAAAAATGACTCATCTTTTTTATTAGCATTAAAAGTACAGGATAAAGAAGATAAAGAACTTTTATCTAAAAAAATAAATCTTCAAAGGTTAAATATGGAATTATTTGAAACAAAAAATCCTCCTCTTGTAAGTATTTATTTTTCAGATGCAAGTGAAAGTAATAATTACTTGCTTAATTATGCTGTACTAAAAATAGAAACCTATACATTTAATAGATTACAGGCTAAGCCTTTGGTTAAAGCAATCAAAAACATAATGAGAGAAAAATTTAAATTAAGAATTGTTGCTGAGGGCGAAGATTTTTGTGATATAAAAAATGTTTATAAATATGTAATTGAATATTTACCTATGACATGGAGTTAATGATTTTTAATAGGCACTTATTTTAGTGTCTATTTTTTATTTTGAAAGGAATGATGTGAATGGCAAATGCTGTTAATAAAAACAAAGATGTCGTATTAAAAGGCATTGGCAAATTCTATGCTGTCGGATTAAATACTGGTCGAAGTTTTTATTCCGATAAAGGTCAAAAAATGACAATGACAATTAATACCGAAAGTTCTGAACTTTATGGTGGAGATGGAAAAGACCCAATTTATGTTTATGCAACAAAATGTACAACTGAATTTTCTTTTACAAATGCTGTTTTTAAAATGAGCCAATTAGGTATTTTAATGGATAGTATTATTACTGAAGAAGCAGTTCAAGGTACAAATATTGCTAAAATTACTAAGACAACTAAAAATTTAGGTGAGCATTTAACAAATGTAAAAGCAAAACAAGCTTCTTTTGAAGATGGTTCTACTATTGATGTAAAAGAAGGTTCTAGTGCTGATGAATCTGGTATTGCTGTTAGTACAGATGGTGCTGTTACTTTTGGTGCATCTACTAAAGAAGGCGAATATATTGTTGTTTATAGTTATGATGCAACAGGTGTACAGGTACTTGCTTTAAATAATGATTTAGCTGAACCTGTAAAAATGTATATTGTGTTTGAACCAGATACATTAAAAGGTGAAAAGAAACGTTTATGTATTGAAGTTTATAAAGCAATCGCTGATGGTAATTTAACAATCGAAACAGCACGTGATAGTGCAAGTACACCAGAAATTAAATTTAAAACAATGAGAGATGAAACAAAAGAAGGTTTAATGAAAATTACATTAACAGATATTCCTACACAGGGGGAGTAATTTCCCCTATTTCTTCAAATAAAATAGGAGAAGCAAAAATAGGGGTATCTAAAGTTAAATAAGAGGTGATTTAATATGAGTAAATATAATAAAACAACTTGGAATAGTGGCGATACTATTACTGACACAAAAATGAACAATCTTGAAGTTGGTGTAGAAAATGCACATAAAGAATTAGAAACAAAGATTAATGTTCCTAGTGGTGGTAATGGTTCTAATGGTCAAATTTTATCTACTAATGGAGATGGAACAACAAATTGGGTTAATAAACCTACTGATGGTGCAAAAGGCGATAAAGGTGATACTGGTGCAACTGGAGCTAAGGGAGATACTGGCAAACGTGGTTCTATTTGGACAGTAGGTACAGCATTAAGCGGAGAAGCTAGTAATAAGATATTTGAAAGTTCAGGGTTAGATTCTCTTTTAGGCGACCTGTATCTAAATTCTACAACATATGAAGTATATAAATGTACAAAAGATGGGAATGCTGCTAATGCCACATGGTCTAAAGTCGGAGTTGTAAAAGGAGCTAAAGGGGATACTGGGCAACAAGGAGCAAAAGGTGATAAGGGTGAGCAAGGAGTAGCTGGTGCAACTGGAGCTAAAGGCGATAAAGGTGATCCTGGTGCAACTGGTGCTAAAGGTGATAAAGGTGCAAAAATTACAAGTATTGAACTTACTATTACTGGTGGGACTATTACAGGTACTGCACATTTAGATGATGAAAGTACAGCTTCTATTACTGGTACTTATGCAGCAGGATAATATTAGGAGGATTTCCTCCTAATTTACATAAATTAGTATTTTAAAGAAGGTGATTATTAGTGGAAGAAAAAAATAGTTTTTTTGGCTTAACTGAAAAAGTTGTTGATAGAGATGGAAAATATCACGAAATTTATAGTTGTAAACTAAAAGATTTAAACAAGTTAACAGAGTTTACTTCTAAATATAATCCAATGTATTTGCAAGTTCAAATGCTAGATATTTGGTATGAGGATAATGGTGAGCCTAAACAAAATGAAAATGGACAAGTTATGTATATGTATCAAAATGATAGCTTTATGAATGGAATATATGAAGTTATTGAATTAGCTTTAAACTATAAAGAAACCAGAGAACAAATTCTTGAATGGTTAGATTTTAAATTGATAGAAGAAATTATTACAATTTTTTTAGGATTATCTCAGTTTAAAAAAAAAGTGATGTAAAATCAGATGGCAATGGAAGCTGGAATAAATTATTTGCAAGCATTATTAGTAATACCTCTTTAACTATTAAAGACATAAAAGATTTAACTATACCCGAATTTGAAGATATATTAGAGGGAATGAATGATTATTCAGAGGAAATTAGAAAAGAATTAGGCGAAAATAATGCATCTGATACATTAGAAGGCAAAGAAGCATTAGATTATTTACTTTCACAGTTTGGTTAATAAGGAGTGATTAAATGGAACAAGATAATGAGAAAATTATATATGATATAGAAGTTAGAACTAAAATAGATGAAGCTCAACAAGAATTAAGAAAATTAAAACAAGAATTAAAAACTAATAATAGAGAAGAATTATTAGTTAACTTAAAAATTGTTGGAACTGAAAACTTTAAAAGTATAAAACAAAATTTAAGTGAAGTTCGTAAAGCTATTGAAATTTTAGAAAAACATAATTCTACAACATTAACATTAAATGGTGCTGGATTTGATATCACTCTTAATAAACTTAGAGCCTTAGAAAAAGAATTAGAAGATTTTCAAACTAAAGTAAATAAAGGTAATCTTAATAATCAAATAAAAGAACAACAAAAGTTATCTGAAGCTAGAGCTAAACAAGAATTAAATAATCAAATGTTATTAGCTAAAGCAGAAGAAAATAGACAAAAAGCACAAGCAGCTCAAACCGAGAAAAATAAACAAGCACTTAATGATTATTATATTAATGAGGAAAAAAGAATTAGAGAAAATTCAAATAGAAGTAAACAAGCTTATCAAGAATGGAGTAAACAAGAAACTTTAAAAGAGAAACAAGCTGAAAAAAATAAAAAAAATCTTGATAATTATTTTGCTGATGAAGAAAAGAGAATACAAGAAAATTCAAATAGAAGTAGACAGGCTTATGTTAAAATAACAGATTCTATTAATAAATATAATAATATTCTTGATAGTGTAAATAAGAAAAAAGAGTTAGGTATCCAGTTAAGTGAAAAAGAGTATGCGAGTGTAGAAAAAAGATTACAAAATGCAAAAAACAATGTTGCTTCTAGTGGTGGAATGGTTTCTGAATTGCCTATTCTGCAAGATAGAGCGTCTTTTAATAATGAAGCTCGAAAAAATTATTTAAGCGGTGTAACTTCAAAATCATTATTAGATTTAAGTTATGTTACATCTTATAGTGAAAAAATGACTAAGCTTAGAACTATATTAGATAATGCTACTTATGCTTGGGAACAAAGTGGTAGAACAAATGCTTCATATCGTAATACTATGATACAAGCACGAGCTGAAATTGATAAAACAGCTTCATCTTTACGTAAATTACAAGAAGCAACAGGAAATGCAATGTCTTTAAGTGAAAAAATGAAATTAGGTTTAAGAACACACATGACATGGATTGCTTCTTCCATTTTAGCTTCTGTTCCTTTAGTATTGCCTGGATATGCTGTAAATACTATGAAAGATTTAGAAAGTAGATTTGCAACAGTAGAACAGGTAATGCCAGAAATAGAACACGCACATATGAATAGTTTAGATAAAAATTTATCTGAAATGGAACGTATGGAAGGTTTAAAAACAGTTAATAAAGAAATGAACACATTTATTGATATTGGTTCTAAATTTGGAGTTGCTGTTGAAGAAGTGATTTCTGCTGGTGCATCTATTGGTAGAATGTATGGACAAGGCGAAAATGGTGTTACAAATACTAATCTTTTAACTCAACAAGCTGCTAGAATTGCTGTAGCTGATAATTTCCCAATAATGCAAGCTACAAAGGGTTTAGAATCTGCATTAAGCCAATTTGAATTGCAAACAGATGATACGAACCAGTTATTAGTTAATTCTAATCGTATTATTGATACGTGGACTTTAGCTGCACATAGAGGTGCTGCTTCAGCACAAGATTTAACTGAAGGTGTATCTTTAGCTGGTGCTGCTGCTCATCAAGCTGGAATTTCTTTTGAATTTTTAAATGCCTTAATCGCTACTGGTGTTCGTACTACAGGCAGAAGTGGTAATGAAATTGGTAATAGCATTAAATCTTTTATTAATAGTATGCAATCTGATAAATCAATCGAAGCTTTAAAAGATTTTGGGATTAATGTATACAAAGATAATGGTGATGGTACACAGTCTTTAAGAAGTATGGAAGATATAATTTTAGATATTTCCAGAATGATGCAAACTACAGAGAAAGAAACAAGTAAATTATTACTTACTTTATCTGGTGGTAAATATCAAGTATCTAAAATGACTGCTATTTTAAAAGATTATAATGAGTTAGTTCGTATGTCTGGATTATTAAATTCTGATGAAGTAATTGGATTTACGGATAAACAGATTGATATTCAATTAAATACATTAAATCGTAAAATGGAACGATTAGGGACTAATATTAAAGGACTTTTTGTTGATATTGGCGAAAGTGGTGTTTTAAATGATTTAAAAGATATTACTGATGAAATTAATAATCTTGTTGTTGGTGTTAAAGAGTTAGATATTTCATGGTCGAACTGGATAAAAACAATAGTTGCAGGAGTTGTTGCTTATAAGGGTGTACCTTTTTTAGTTGACAAATTAGCTCAATTTAAAGGTCGTATGGCTGGATTAGACATAACATATCAAACGAATAACATACAATCAAGAAGTTTTTCTGACAGAATAAACAATAGATATAGTGATATGTTCTTACAAGGTTATTATGGTGTCAATGTAGATAAGGATACTGATGGAATAAAAAGTAATACAGCTAGTGTAAAAGAAAATACAAGTGCTAAACAAGCTAATAAAGTTGCTAACCAAACAAATGGAATAACCCTAGCTACTGAAACAGCAAGTGAATTAAAAAATACAACACAAGTAAATGCTAATACGATTGCAAAAGACAGAAACACTATTGCTACAAGTAGAATGTCTACTGCTTCTAAGGCTGCTTCTGCAACCCTAGCTTTATTTGGTGGTGGATTTGGTTTAGCATTAACAATTCTTACTTTAATCTTACCTGAATTATTATCTTATATATCAGCTTTAGGTGAAGAAAAAAATGCTCACGAAGAGTTGATTGAATCTTTAGATGAAGAAAATGCTAAAAGAGAACAGGAATATAATAATAAAATGAGAGGTATTGATACTGCTGAAAAATTATCAGAACAATATCAAAAAATGACAGAGGATTCTAAAAAAATGACAGAAGGTTCTCAAGAGCAAATAGAAGTACAAAAACGTCTATCAAACACTTATAAAGCTGTTAAAGATATTATAGAAGGATTAAGTGATGAAAATAATAAATATACTGTGTCAACAGATGAAAATGGAAAAATTATTGTTAAAGTTAATGGAAATATAGTAGATTCTTTTAATGACTTAAAAAGTGCGACTACTGAATTTACTAAACAAAAGTTAGAAGCAGATGTGGCTCAATTAGAAAGTAGTAAAGCAACTACAGAAGCCATCATAAAAAATATTACTAAAAGAATAGAAAGTTATAAAAATGAAGCAGAGTCATTAAATTTTTTACAAGAAGCTTATTGGACTGTAAGTAAAGCTATATGGGAAAGAAGAAGTTCAGTAGCTAAAGATAATGCTGAAAGAGAGAAAGAAAGACTTGAAAAATATGGTGCAAATTGGTCGCCTGCTCAGCAAGAATGGAGTAAAAATTATATTGCTAACCAAGAAGCTTATGCACAAGAAGCTGACAATGAGGTTATTAATGAAAAAGGTAAGTTAGGTGATGTATCTGGTTTAAATGAAGCACTGAAAAAACAAAATAAAATTTTAGCAGATGTAGATAGTTCTATAAATGAAAAGAAAATACAAATTGCTGAATATGAAGAGAGTATTAATAAAAACAGATATGACACAGGTGGTGCAGACTCAAATAGAGGGGATAAAATTGCTGAACCGCCACAAAGTAATGAAGATAAGAAAAAATCTAAAGCAGAAAAAGAAGCAGAAAAATTAGCTAAACAGCAGGCTGATTATGATAAGGTTTTAGAAAGAGTTGCTATAGTTGCTGATGAAACAAGCCGTATTAATAATTTAAAATCTACAATGTCAAGTGGTTTAATACAATCAGGAGCTTTGATTAGTTCAGGGAATAGCAATATTGATAAAGCTATTGCAAATGCTTCGATTAGATATGGTGTTGATGAAAATTGGATTCACGCTTTAGTACAAAAAGAAAGTTCTTATAATGTAAGAACTGGAGAAGGAACACCATATAAAGGATTGACACAAGTGTCTGATGATAAAATGATTGTAGGCGAAGATATTTGGGATATTTACGATAATATCAATGCTGGTGTAAGACATTTCAAAAAAATGTTAGACCTTGCTAATGGGGATTATTTTGAAGCATATGTTAAATACAATGAAGGTGAAAATGGCTCACGTTCAAATGAAGCTGTGAGAAACGCAACTGCTTTTAATAAATTACATGATGATATTATTAATGGTACTTCTAGTTTTGGCAATAAATTGGAATTAGCTAGTACAACTAATTTGTCAGAAGCAACCCAATGGGCAGACCAAATGGTTGAAGATGGTAAATATTATGGTGCTAATGGTTGTACCGCTTTTGTTAAAGCTTTTTTAGGACAAATGAATAGTAGCTTTGCTGATACTATGGATATGTACGTTCCTGATTTATACAATAACGTAAAAGACACAGATAAATTTTTAAATAAAAAATCTGGTTTTAATGCTGGAGATATTGTAATTACTGATTCTGATGGTGTTTTTGATGAACCAGACCATGTTGTAATAGCAGATGGGCAGGGTGGTTATTATGGAAATTCAACAAGTCAAGAGAAAGTAGTTCATGGTAGTTTATCTGATTTTAAATACATTTGGGGCGGTATTAATACAGGTACAAACAAAGGTGCTTATTCTACAGGATTTAATGATGCTCAATTTGTAAAAAATCTCTTTTCTGCTTATGGCATTGATGATGAAAAAATGTATAATTTAAGAAATGTTAAAGATATTTCTATGATGTTAAAAATGACTGATGCAATGGGAATGAATGTAAAATATTCTCAAAAAAATCCAATAGCAGGTGATATTTTATATACAACAGATGGTAAAGCTTTTGTTGTTAATAGTAATCTTGGATATACAGGCATTAACGGAACTAGTGGTAAATCATGGAAGGATATTCCAAATTTAGTAGATACATTTACTTCATTTGAATATGCTATGGGATTAAATTTAGAAAATGCAGGTTCCAAAATTGGTAAATTAAAATTATCTGATAATTTAAGTACATTTATAAATGGGATAATAGATAGAGCAAATAATAGTTCTGAAAAGTTTTTTGAAATCATAGAGCAACAAGACAAAGAATATAACCAAAGAAAAAATGATATTTCTAATAAAAAAAGTTTATATGGTGAATTTGATTTTGAAGCAAATAATGACGAATACGAAAACGAAGAACAACAATATAAACGATATCAAAACAGATATAAAATGTTTAGTGATTCTGTATCTAATATAGAACAAAAAATAACTGAATATTTTGGAAAAGGTGTATTGAAAGATAAACTTGCTAATTCTGGTTTTGATAATTGGAAAGATTTATCATATAAACAACTTCAGCAAGTTGCACAGGATTATTCAAAAACAATCGGAGATGATGACCTTGAAAATATAGTATCATCATATAAAGATGTTAAAGATAAAGCTGATGAAGCTAATAGAAGTATGAAATCTTCTCTTCTTATATTAGAACAATTTCAAGGTTTAAAAACACCTCAACAAGAATTAGAATATGAATTAGATATTTTAGATAAAAGAATGTCTTTATGGAAATCTAATTTTGCAATGTTTAGAGGTGGCTCATATGATGGTTTAGCTTGGCAAACTAATAAAGTTGACCACGAAAATACTGTAAAACAAATTAAGCTTTACAGTGAATATCTCTCAAAGTTAAATGCAGAAAGAGATAAATATGTTTCTAGTGGTAGTAAATATAAATCAAAAGTAGAGGAAATAACAAAAGAAATAACCACAATTCAAACGAAATTAAATGAATTACAGAAAAAAGCTGAAGAAACGTCTGAAAAATTAACAAAAGAAAATAAACAAACTATTTCAAATATGTTATATGACTGGATTAAAGGCAGTAGTTCGCTTAAAGATATTTGGACTGATTTATGGAATGAAATAGCCAAAGTTGCCTTAGATAGGTTGATGGGAATAAAAGATTCCACAAATTCTGTTTGGGATTTAGTTTCAAATATGTTTGGGTTTGGTAAACTTAAATTAAATTCTGCTGAAAAACAAGAAGCTGGACGCTATGTAGATAATTTTAATTCTAACAATGATACTATTGGAAAAGTAGCTAACGCTTCATTATCAACAGCGGAAGTAGTGCAAAGAAATAATAGTACAGAGGGCATTGCTAATTTCTATGCTCAAGGTTCTAACTTAAATAATGCTTCACAGAATATGTTATTAGCATCACAGAATATGTTACAGGGAACTGTGCAGGATAGTGTTAACACTATTCAAGATAGTGCAAATACCGCACAAGACACAGCAAATGCTATTCAGTTTTCAACAACAGCTAATATGCAAGAAATGGCTATTCAGCAGTTTGGTGGAAATGTAAGTCAATTTGGAAGTGCTGTATCATCTTTTGGTTCTCAAACAATGGTAAATACTGCTGGTGGTAAAGGTAATAACATTGGTAGTTATATAGGTTTATTGCCTAGTGTAATAGGGTTATTTTCTACTGGTGGCTCATTAGAAAAGTTTGCAACAGGTGGCAATTCTGTTAAGAATGGTGGAAAAATTAAAGGTGCAGGAACTGGTGTTAGTGATAGTATTTTAGCTTATTTAGAAGAACAGGGTAAATTTATCGCTGTTTCTAATGGTGAATACATTATGAACGCAAATGCAACACAAAAATATGGTGCTATATTAGAGCAGATGAATTTAGATAAATTTGCTTCTGGTGGAGCAGTTGTTCCAGAACCTTATATTCCAACATTTAAAAATCCAAATATTGCAAGTAATATCATCAAACAAGAAGCTCAAAAACAAAATAACAATGCTCGTATGGAAGAATTATTGGGACAGCAAAATCTTATTTTAACTAATATTGCTAAACAAGATAATTCTAGTGGTGGCAATGTTACTATTTTAAATACAAGAGCATCTAAAGAAGAAATTTTTGGTGAACTTGCAAAAGACCCTAGAGCATTACAACGTTTGTTATATGGTAATCAAAAAAGAGGTTTTAGATAATTTATATTGACTAATACTTATATACGTGTTATTATACGTATATAAGTATTACAATAAAGGAGATTTTGTTATGGTTTTTGTTTATCCTGCTATTGTTCATTTTGCAAATAATTCTTTGTGGTTAGAATTTCCTAATTTAGTCGGTTGTACAACTTTTGGGGATAATATTGAGGAAGTTTATGATAATGCTATGGAAGCTATGGAAGTATATATATTAAGTTCATTAGAAAATAATATTTCATTGCCTAACGCAACAGATTTTAAGGAATTAAAAAGTAATATAGATGATAACTCGTTTATTACTTATATAAAAAAAAGACATTGATTTAAGTAAAAATACAAAATCTGTAAAAAAGACGCTAACAATACCTGCATGGCTAAATAATCTTGCTTTAGAAAAAAATATAAATTTTTCTAAAGAGTTACAAGAAGCATTGGTAGATAAATTATTAAAAGAAGATTAATTGTTAATATATTAAGACATGGTTTTTAGCCATGTCTTTTTTTTACATAAAAGAGGTGTTTATTTTGGAAGATATTAATAAATATGTAGGCATACCACATTATTTTAATCAAGACTCATTTGATGGGTGCGATTGTATTGGATTATGTCGATTATTTTATAAAGAACATGGGTGGAAACAAGATTTTAAAGATGGAAAGCCTATTACTAAAGATTGGCAAAAAACAGATGGTGCAATTCGTTTATTCAGGTATTTTAAACAAAATTTTAAAGAAACTAAAAATCTTAATGAACTTTCTTTCGGAGATATTATATTGTTTGATGTAGCTGGTGATTATCATTTTGGTATTTATTTAGAATATGGAAAAGTATTAGGAATGGAAGTCCCTGTTAGATATGGTAAAAGTATTAGTACTGTTTATCATAAAAAATTATGGATAAATGGTTTTGTTAGTGGATTTAAAAGAAAAAATGATTAAAATGGAATAATTTCCCTTAAAAATCAATAGATTATGTAGGAGTGATTATTTTGGAAGAATTAAAAGTTTATGTAAGAGAAAAACCTACAGAAAAGTATGATTGGAATACTAGAACTGTACAATTTGAAAATGGAAAAAAACAATATCAACAAACGTGGACTTCACCAGAAGTTACTTGTACGTTTACAACGACTGGATTAACAGAATATATAAATAAAATTATTGATTTTTACAATGACCGCAAAGGAATGTTAGAAAGATTTTATTGTGATGTGTTTAGAGATGGTAATAAAAAAATATATAGGTTTGGAAGTACATTAGAACCTCAATGGTTTTATGATGTAAAAGGCAAAAAGATAGGTGCTACTTTGGATATAACGTTAATTGAGGTTAAGGAGTGATATAATGTGATAATTTTACCGCAAAAAATGAGCGAAATGAAAGATAGTGATGCCACTTTTTTTATAGAACTTTATATAGTAAAGCTAAAAACAGGAACAATTTATTTAGCTGCTACTGATACAGATATCACATTTGCTGGACAGACTTATATGGCAATCCCATTTCAAAGAGAAACTATTGATAAAAGTATGGATAATGTCATTGATAGTTGCGAAATTAGCTTAGGTGATGGAAATTATGATAAATTAGCTTATTTAAGTAATGGTTTTGATTTTAGAGGTGCAGATGTAACAATATTTAAAATATCTTATCCAGATAGCTTAGAAGATGATACCATAAAGAGCATCTCTTTTATGGGATATGTTAATTCTTGTAGTTATTCAGATGGTGTATTTTCATTTTCTTTAAATACTAGATTGCCAAATATAGAAGTTCCAAATAGAACTTGTCAACTGTGTTGTAATAGTGAATTTGGTGATTCTGAATGTGGTATATCATTAGAAGAAACAAACGTAGAATTAGCCACTGGTTCAACTAGTAGTAATATTTTACTTCCATCTACGTACGAAACAAATTATTGGAAAGATGGAGTGATTTTTATTAAAGGTGAATCACGACTGATATTATCTAATGAAGGCAATAAAATAGTTGTAAATTATTCTTTTTTACAAAGTGATATTAAAGGCGGAATGGAAGCTACTTTAATTCGTGGCTGTGATAAGACTAAAGAAACTTGTCAAAATAGATTTAATAACATGAAAAATTTTAGTGGATTTCCTACTATTCCATTTGAAAATGTTTATAGATAGAAATGAGGTGATATTTTGGGAAAAGGCGGAGGAAAAAGTGGTGGAAAATTTTTATTTAGTTTAGGGCTAGGACTATTAAGCGGTGGTTTTTCTTTTTTTGGTGGCGGATTATCTTTTATGTCTAGAGCAATTCTAGGTGCTTCTTTAGGTAGCTCAATATGGAGTGCAACTCATAAGCCTAAAACAAGCAATACAAACTCACCTAATATTCAACGTTTTGATAAGGCACAAGAAACTATGTCTAGCACAGCAACAATTCCTGTCGTTTATGGATATAGAAAAATAACTGGAAATCAAACGTTTCATGAAACAAATGCTGACCAAAATACACTTCATAAGCACGTAGTTTTATGTGAAGGTGGAATTGAAGGTATTGAAAGTGTTAGTGCTAATGATTTACTTATTCCAACAGGTGAGCAAACGTCTAATACAGTATTTACTATTCAAAATACAATGTATGCTGATGCAACTGTATATAAAAAAGGAAAGCATTTATATTTGTATTGTAATGGAACAACTAAAGATTTATATTTAGCAAATAAAGATGATGCTTCTAATGCTGATACATTATGGAGTTGGCAAACAAGTGTTCCAGAATTAATAACTTATATTAATAAAATAGGTAATGGTTGGGAAGCTTTTCCAACAGCAACAACAAGTAAATATCCTGGCGATTTATGGGACATTTCACAAGAAAAACAATTTATTGAAACAGTAACCTTTGCTGGATTATTTCCACCATATGATTCATTTGAAGATAATGGATATTTTTATGAGTTTGTACGGTCTGAATTATATCCTAGTGGAAGTGGTCATGGTCATAGAACAAGGACTGTTTTTAATAAATATAAATTAGGCGGTGCGATATCATGTTATCAATCTCTTGTTAATATACAAGCATCTACAGTAACAGGTGGAACAAGTTATACTTTTTATGATTCAACACCACCATCAAATTATGTAGATGTAGGTGGTTATCCTAAAATGGCATGGTTAGATATGAATTTCATGGTATCTAACGAATTGAATGGTAATCCGTCTGTAAGTTGTTTTGTAAAAGGTAGAAAAGTTTATGATACACGAACAGGCGAAACAAAATATTCAACTAATCCTGCAATGTGTTTAAGGGATTTTATTTTATCTAAACGTTTTGGATTAGGAAAATGGATAACAAGTGAAAATATTGATGAAGATAGCTTTAAAGAAGTAGCGGATTATTGTGATGAAATAATTACTTATAAAGGTTCTAGTGGAGAAACTATATCTTGTAAACGATATGAATTAAATATTGTTATTGACCAAAAACAATCCGCTTTAGACTGGATAAGTGATATTTTAGGCAACTTCTGTGGATTTTTGGTATGCTCACAGGATAAGTTATTTTTAAGAATTGAAAAGCCAGAAAATGTTGTATATAAATTTAATGATAGTAATTCTTCAGATTTGTCTGTTGCTCCGTTAGCTTTAGATGATACACCAAATAGATATTCTGTTGTTTTTATTGACCCATTAAATAATTGGAATAGTGTTGAAGCTATTGTAGAAGATTTTGCAGACCAAAAAAATAGAGGGAAAATTATAGAGAAATCTGTTAGTTTAGAAGGGACAACGAGTCAAAATCAAGCGTTAAGGCTTGCTCGTTTTTATAGAGATTATAATTCAATATGTTTTAAAACAATATCTTTTAAAACAGGACAACAAGCAATGCACTTAGAACCTGGAGATGTCATTGAATTTTCTTTTCATAATGTATTTAAAGATGAACCTTTTAGAATTACAGAAATAAAAGAAAATAATGATGGTACATTTGAAATATCTGCACGAAACTACAATAAAAATATTTATAATGATTATCTAGGTGCAACAATTCAAGTTTACAAATATGGAACAAAGGAAACTTCATTAACAGGTGTTGTTCCAGAAATAAAAAAATTAGTATTAAATCAAAATTATTTTATAAATTCTGATGGCAGTATTGTTAGTGATATTTTAGGTGATATTATTCTCCCTACTTATCCTTATATTCGCAATATATTAATATATTATGCTATAGATGATAGTGAAGTATGGGAGTACTTTGGCTCTACTATTGATAATATTTTCATTATTAATAATGCTAAAATTCATGTTAATTATAGATTTAAAATTATTGTTGAAAATACATCTGGTAGGTGTTCTGAAGGATATGTTTCAGAACCATATTATATTACAGGAAAAGACACTCCTCCTAGTGATGTTACTGAAGGTAGAGTATGGTATAATCCAAACTCAACAGAAATTAAATTAGTATGGACACCTGTTGAGGATAAGGACTTAAAATGTTATGAAATTAAAGATGAAAATTTTGAAACAATAGGAAGAACTATAACTACTAGCTTTACTTATGAAATTTTAGATAATGAAGCTCATAATTTCTATATTTATGCTGTTGATAATGGTGGTAATTTATCTCAAACCCCCTTAACATTAACAGCTCAAAGAGATATGTCTTGTGAAGATATATCTGAATTAACAGTAGAACAAGATAGCAATAACTTAAGTCAAATAAATATATCTTGGAATGAAGTAGAAGATAGTAGATTATCTAAATATAATATCTATGTTAATGGTAAAATGGCACATTCCACAGATGGAACAACATATAGTTATATTGCTAATTCTAGTGGTACGTATACTATTGGTGTAAAAACATATTCTATTTTTAATGTTGAAAGCGAAGGCATATTTAAAGAAATAACTATAAAAATTGAACCAGAAGATATAACAGAATTTTCAGTAATCCAAATGGACACAGATAGAAGTAATTTACAATTTAATTGGGAACGTGTGCCTCATGGTGTAAATTATGAAATACGAATGGGCGAAGATTGGAATAGTGGTAAATTTATAGCTAAATCAAGTTCTAATAATGTTGTTTACCAAATTAGAAAAGAAGGATATTATAAATTTTTTATAAAAGCTATAGGTTATAATAATAAATATAGTGTTAATGCTAAGGAATTAGGCTTGCAATTAGTGTTAACACCAAATGTTATAGAAAATGTTAAAGTTAAACAAAATCCTAAAGACCGAAGTCAAATTATTGTAACATGGGATATTCCTACAGATTATCACGATATTGTTTTATATTCTGTTTTTATTAATGATGAAAAAATAGGTACTTCAATAACAAATTCTTTAACTTATACTATGCCACAATCACTTGATATTTCTCTATCTGTTACAGCTACTACAGTAGCAAATTTTGAATCACGTAAAAATAATTTATTTACACATATTATGATTGAACCATATGATATAGAAAGTTTTAATGGTACTCAAAATATTTCTAAAAAAACTGAATTACATTTATATTGGACAGCACCAGAAGAATTAGATATCTCTCATTATGAACTTCGTATGGGGGATTCTTGGGACAATTCAACATTAATTAGTTCTCATATTACAAATACTTATTATGATGTTGTTATTAATGTAGAAAGGACATATCATTTTTGGTTAAAGGCTGTTTCAATGGCAGGCTACTATTCGTTATATCCTGCCCATTTTGAGTGTACTTTTGACTTAAATCCTTCTCCTGTTACAAATTTAGTAGTTAAACAAGATACTAACGACAAAACTGTAATTAATATAACTTGGGACGCAGTGCAAGAGTATGATATCAGTTTTTATGAAGTTAGATATGGTAATTCTTGGGATACTGCTAAAAAAATAGCAACGACAATCAATACTATGGTTTCATTTAGTCCAGATGTTAGCAGTGGCAATATAAATGTTATTGTAAAATCTGTAAATACAAGTGGTTTTTATTCAAATGAAACTAGAGCTAATTTATATGCTATATATGAACCTTCAGATGTTAAAGACTTTTTAGCATATCAAAATGGAGATTATGTGGAATTTAAATGGGCAAAAGTAGAAGAAAATGATATTGTCGGATATGAAATACGAGAAGGCTATTCTTGGGATAGTGGCACTACTATTGTTTCTGGTGTTACAGTTAGTCAGTATGAGTATAAAGTTAGTTTTGAAGGCACATTTAAATATATGATTAAAGCTATAAATCGTAGTCGAAGATATTCTGTAAAAGAAAACTCTCAATTATTAAGAATAGAGAGCTTATCGGATAAAAATATTATTTTAACTATAGATGAAATAGTTGATAAAAATGGTACTCACGACCATACAGTGTTTGGAGGAAGTTATTATACATGGCAAACTTTAGGTGGGAAATTTAGTGATTATTCTAATATGATGTTTAGTGAAATTGGTGGTAGTGAAGTTTTGCAATTAGATAAACAAGAAGATGGAACATATTATTCCAAAGGAGTTTATTTATGTAAAACTATAGACGTAAAACAAGAAATTACAGCAAACATATCTTGTAAATTTTTATCTACGTCCAGACACTTTGGAAGTGTAAATGCCAAGTTAGAGTTTAGAATATCAAAAGATAACATAATGTGGACTGATTGGAGAGTTTTTACAGAAGCACAATATGATTTTAGATATGTAGAATTTAGATGTATTTTATCAACAGCAGATAATACAATTACTCCAGAAGTAAATAAAATTGATATTTATATTGATGTTCCAGACAGAGAAGAACAAGGTAGTTTAAAAATTCCTATTGGTGGAACTACAATAACTTATAAAAAAGAATTTTATATAGTTCCAATCGTAACACCATATGCTTTAGGATATGGTGTTCGTTGTGAAATAACCGATAAAACAAAACAAAGTTTTAAAATCAGAGTTTTAGATAGTAATAATTCTGATGTCGGAGGGAATATTAATTGGAGAGCAAGAGGGTATTAAAATCTTGCTCTTTTTTATTTGTATGAGAGGTGATTTATATGGCTTATGATATTAATTTTCCAGCAGATGATAGTTATTTATCTGACTTTCCTGCTGGTGATAGAGAACAAAATAGAGCTTTAAAAGATGACCAAATTGTAAACGCAGGCAGACTACGAGGGCTAACCGTTGGAAACGAAAATGGTCAAATTCCCATAAATAATGGTACAGAAAACACAAATTTAAATGCTGCACTTTTAAATGGTAAAGAAAGTAGTTATTTTGCTACAAGTAATCATACCCATGATACTGCAACCCAAAGTAGTAATGGATACATGAGCAATACAGATAAAAAGAAATTAGATGGTATTGCTAGTGGTGCTGAAGTAAATCAAAATACTTTTGCTAATGTAAAAGTAGGCTCAACTACAATACAATCTGATGCCAAACAAGATACTTTAGAATTAGCAGCAGGTACAAATATCAGTCTTGTCGGTGATGCTAATAATGATAAAGTTACCATTGGGGTTACAGGTAAAGTTGCAAGTGCTAGTCAAGCAGATAATGCTACAAATGCTACCAAAGCGACACAAGATAAAAATGGTTTACAAATAGATACAAATTATCTTAAACTTAGCGGTGGAACAATGAATGGTACATTAAATACCTCTAAAAAAACAAACACTTATTTAGCTGGAAATCAAGGACAAGCTATTATTAATTCTACTGCTAGTGATGGAGCATATACTATGCTTGCAAAAATGAACTCTAGTAATGGTAAATTCACACATGGAGTTTATCAAGGAGACTATTTGTTACAATACACTAATAACACTACAATATCAGCAGGTACAAATGCGGTAACAAAATCAGTAACCTTGTTAGATGAAAGTGGTAATACAAATTTTTCTGGTACTGTTACTGCTCCGTCATTTAATGGAACAGCTACTAAAGCAACACAAGATAGTGCAGGGCAAACAATTAATACAACGTATGTAAAAGGTGTAACCTCTAATAATGCTACTTTGACTATAACAAAAGGAAATGGTTCTACTTCAACAACCACAGTGAATAATGTATCAAGAGCGGAATATTCTGATAGAGTTGGGACAAATGCAGGATATACTGGTTCAACTACAGGAAGCTCATTAAAAGGCGGACTTTCACAAGCTTCAATATATAATAATAGTTTTCCTTTTGCATATGGAAATTTAATAAGTGTAAAAAATGCTGGTGCTAATCAAATTGCTTTAGAATGGTCTGGCACTACAGGTGCTGTTGGTAGAGTTGCTGTAAGAAGTGCTAGAGATGCTGCTCTTGGAACTTGGTCTGCATGGAGATATTTAGCATATACAGAAAGTCCTGCATTTAGTGGTTCACCTACAGCACCAACACCAGGTACAAGTGATAATGGTACAAGGATAGCTACAACAGCATTTGTGCAAAGTTTAATAAATTCTTTAAAAGGTTCTATTGGTGGTACGATAGTAGCATCAAATTTAGCTCAAAATGGATATGTAAAATTTAGTAATGGTCTAATTCTACAATGGGGAACTTTTAATTTTAATCAAACTATATGGGTTGACTATAATTCTTCTTGGTCAAAAACAATTAATTTTCCAATTTCATTTAATCACGTTTTATGGGTATATCCTTCTTCCCCTCCTAAATCTTTTTTAGAACAAGCTTATTACACTAATAGTGGGTTATACTTATTTCATAGTCCTTGCGGGCAAAATATGAATATATCAATAAACTTCAAATATTTAGCCATAGGTTACTAGTTATTTTCCAATTGCTATATATTTGAAGTTTACTGTAGTTTCTGTCCCATTTAGCAAAGATTCCATTGTTTAATTGAAGTACAATGGGGATATAGAAGTGATACAGGTTATGGTGGTAGAACTGTTACTTTTCCTATTGCATTTATAAAACAATGTTTTAACGGTCATGTTACTACTAAAAGAAGTGGGGATAGTTCTAACGGAAATAACTATGTTGATAAATTAACTACTACCAATATGTGGACTGTTTGTGATGGTGGTGGTGGTTATTGGTTTGCAATAGGTGTTTAAACCCCAATAGCTATATAACATACAGAGACTCCATATAGATATGAAAAACTATTTAAAGCTTTAGTATTCATATGGTAACCACAATTAGCACTTTCATCAGTATTAATACCAGAAGCTACTATGATTGAAAAATTATTAAAACTTATTGGCAATGTAATTGTTCGTCTATTAATATGACGATCATCAAATCCCCATTGTAGAATCAAAATATATTAATTATTTTGCTTATTATTTTAGTTGATTGGTATTTGTTTTTTGTATTTTTTTTTAATTATAGAAGTCTTTATATTATTAGTTAAAAGTAGTAATGTGATTTACTTTAAACATATAAATTTCTAAAATTTTATATGTTTTTTTAGTATCATTAGTAACACAAGATTGTGTTGATATTTCTTTATTTTACAGTGATATACATAAATATCAGTATCTAGTTAGTAACAAAAATTAATATATTTTGTTAATAGCTTTCCTTAATTGTTTTAAGTTTTTATGTATATAAACTGTATCTGTAACATCACCAGTTGCGTGTCCTAATATCCTACGTTTAGCATTTTCGTTAGCTTCTGCATTATCTAAAAGTGTAGCACACGTATGACGGCAATCATGCGTAGTATGTTTAGCGTTTATTTGCTTCATTATTTTTTTCCAAATAGTACAATATGTGCTATAGTTATAAGGTTTCCCATTTTTTTCACAAATTAAATATTTATTAGGTTCTTGCTTCATACGAGATATAATTAATGGCAAAATTTTTTCATGAATTGGGATTATGCGCAGTCCACTTTTGGTTTTAGATTTAGTGATTTTTATATACTTTTGTCTTAGGTAAATATTATCTTTTGTTAAATTTAGAAGCTCACCAACTCTCATTCCTGTATAAATTAGTATTAAAATACTGTCTACTCCTTCAGTATTCAAATTAGACCATAACTTATTTATTTTTTGTCTAGTAAATGGTTTATGTGGGCGTTTTTGTTTATTTTTCCCTAAGTTCAAAAGAGTGGCATAATTTTTGTCGCAATATTCCATCATTATTCCGTATTTAAACATAAGACTTAATAACGAACGAACTTTTTTGCAACTACTATAAGATAAACCTCTTTTTTTTAGATTATCTATGATGTTTTGTAAATGATAATATTTTATTTTTTTTAATGGCATTTCATGTAAGGATAAGCAATATTTAAAAGAGATTTTATAATTACTGATAGTAGATTTAGCAGGTTGATATTTGTCTATGTGAGAAGGCAACCATCTATAAAATAATTCCTTAAAAGTTATTTGATGTCCATGTAATATCTTTTGTTGCTTTTTGTTATATTCAGCTTGATAAATTTCAGCTTCAATTTGTGTAGTGAAATATTCTATAGGTTTTTGTTTTCCGTCTACAGAAACAACAAAAACAAAAGGTCTACGTCTATTTCCACTCAATTTTTTTATACTTCCATATCCATTAGGTTTTTTCATTCTCTATCCGCCTTTTTTAATAATACTTTATAAAAATATTATTAAAGTGGCAAATATATTCATAGAAAGGTGTGTTTATGTATGTCAAATAAAGATTATTTAATTCAATTTAATGAAGATGGTTCTCGTGGTGTAACCTATGCGAACAATATCCATTATCAAGTTATTGAGCCACAAGAAATCATAGAAATAAACGAAGAAGGAACTAAAACAGTTACAGGTTATACTGATGAAGAAATTATAAATCTTGTAGATGGCTTCGATTACCAGAAATGCTTAGATGAAGGGTATGAATGGATTTCTGATAAAATTTATCAAAAATTATTAGGCAATTTTGATGGGCAAGAATATATTAAATCTGATGATACTTATATTCCAAAGCCACCATATGAGCCATCTTTAGATGAACTTAAAGAAATTAAACTTAATAAAGCTGGCGAATTGTTTGCACAAAAAAGAGATGCTATTCGTTGGGTAAAAGTAGACGATTCTAATACTTATGGTTTTGATTGTGCCAGTGAGGATATAACAAACTTTACTGCTGCTTACATTGGATTATCAAATGATTTAACAAAAAGTGGAACAACGTTTTATAAAGTATGGCTAACTCCAGAAGCAAAAGGAGTAGTTTCATTAAATATGACTCAAATGACTAATGTATATAATGTAGTTAGAAATAGTCAGTTTGAGTCATATGTTTGGTATGAACAGATTAAACAAAAAATAAATGCTTGCCAATCTAAAGAAGATTTAGATGCTATTGTTTTAGAATGAAGGTGATAGTTTGGATAAAGACAGTGTAGAAATATTAAAAGAATTACTTATGAGAACAATGAATGGTGTTGAAACTGTGCAAACAGAGCTTACTAGAATTAATACTACTTTAAACGAAAGTATATTAAGTGATAATAAAATGTTAAAAGAAAGGGCAAATAGACACAGACGAGATATTGATGAACTTGAATCTCGTATTAAATCGTTAGAAAATTCAAAAAGATATACAACTAGAATTTTAATTTTTTTAGGTTCAGTTATAACAACTTTTATCATTCCTATAATTGCTATCATTGCATCTTTCTTCTGATTGAGAGGTGAATATAATGTCATGTTTTTCTAAAGCTGATTTAGAAATGGTATTAGTTATTTTGTTTTTGGGTGTAGGTTTAATTCTATCAATTTTTTTTGCTATGGAAAATCTTGCAAGTGCAATTATTGGTGCATTTGCAGGATACCTAGCAAGAACAATTAAAGACAATATGAAAGGCAAAGGTGATGTGTAATGAGTACAGTTTTAAGTAAAAGTCAAATGAAAAAAGTTACATTACAGGAATTAAAACAAATGGCTTTAGATGTTAAATATTCTTTATGGAATCAAGCTGAAGCAAATAATAGAGATGTTAAATTATATGTTCACTGGTCTGCTGGTCGATATTCTCAATTTTGGGACGATTACCATGTGCAAATTGATTATGATGGTTCTATTTATGTTCCTAGAGGTGTTTCTTTAGATACAGTGTTAGCTGCAACTTATATGCGAAATAGTGGCTCTATTGCTTTATGTTTTTTAGGCTGTTTTGATGCTACTACTAATAGTGGTTTAGGAACTAATCCTATTACAGCTCAGCAAGTTGAAGTAATGAGTCAATGTATTTGCGTTTTAGCTGACGCTTTAGATTTAACCATTGATAAAAAACGAGTATTAACTCATGGTGAAGCTGGCGATAATGAAGATGGTGTTTATTGCCATGAACCTTATGGGGTAAAAACAACTGTTGAACGTTGGGATTGTGAATATTTAGGCACACCAGAAAGCTCACATTATAACCCTTATGCTACTGATGGGACTCGTGGTGGAGATGTTTTACGTGGCAAAGCTAATTGGTATCGAGGTCAAAAATTATTACAATAAGGAGTGATGTTATGTATGAAAAAATCAAAACATGGCTCAAAAAAATTAACCCTTGTTATGTCATTATTACTGTTTTGGTCTGTATTATTATTTTCTTGTCCTGCTTATTGTTCCGAAGCGACATATGTGATAACGGAAACACAATTAACGACATTAGAACAGAACTTGACAGAATTGAAGAAACAAAATCAGATATTGCAGGAACAACTGAACAACTCGAACAATCAACTTCAACAATCGAAGGAGGACTTAATGACTTGCAAGACAGAATTGAATCAATCGAAATCTCAAATTCAATCTCTCAAGACGCAAGTAACAAAATTGACGAACTCATTGGAGAGTGCCAATCAATCATTGAGCAAGTTAGAAAACAACATGAGTGATAAAACTCAACACAGTATAGGGATTGGTCTTAACAGTGATGGACAAGTAGCTGGTACAGTTGATATAAAAAATACATGGATATATGTAGATAAAGATGATGTTGCTATTGGAATAAAATATAAATTTTATTTATAAATAACTATGGGAGTTATACTTTATTAGTATAGCTCCCATTTTTTTGTTTATATACATAAAAATCTTAGCCTTTTTAAGAGGTTTTCTTTTAGTGGTTAATATAATTATACCTAAAATAAAAAAAATGGCTAAAATGAATTGACAAAAATCTTCTATAACAGGTAAACTAAAAATAAATTATACATATTTAAGGAGAGGTTTATTATGAAAAAAATTTTTTTAATTCTTGTTTTATTTATAGTTGTTTGTTCACCAAAAAGTTTTGCAGCATCTAATGTAATTATTCAAAATACAAATAGTGAAAACGTTTTACAATACATAATCAATAAAGCTGTTTCTCAAGGATATGGCAATTATGCAATAGAATCTGCTACATCAAATTCTATAACATTAACAGCTTCTTCTGATTTAGAAAATATATTAGGAATAAAAGTAGGTGTTCAACAAGACAAAATAATTTTTACAGCTGTCCAAAACGGCAATAATACTTTGTTATCTGCAAATATAGTGATATATCAATATGATAATAATGGTTATCAAACAGTACACCCAGTGAATGACAATGAAGATGAAATAACTTTATTAAATAATATAAAAGCATATTTTAATAACTTTTACTTTTTTGGGTATATAACTGGATCAGAAGTTGAACAAGGGGGTTTTAAAATAACTAGCCTCACCGATAATGGAGCATTTAAAGAAGCAGGTGTAAAAGTTGGCGATATTATATTGCGAGTAAATGGGGAAAAAGTAAAAAAACATAAACGTGCTTTTTTATTAAATAATTTTCCAAATATGTTTTCTCCTAAACCTGCAACTTTTGTAATAAAAACAGGAAAAATAGAAAAAGAAATTGTTATAACTCCAAAAGAATACCTGCCATTAGGATATATGTATAACAATTAAAACAAAAGGACTAACTCATTAAAAGTTAGTCCTTTTGTTATATAAGCCTTATACCTAAAATAAAAGAAGAAGGCTTATTTTGCCTTCTTCTTTATACATTGAATGTTACAGTTAAATAAAATTTGAATTTAAATCAAATACACCACGTGTTGAGGTTTATCATTAAATAAGATGGAATGAAAGTATTTAACTTTCGTACATTCAATGTTAATATTTATCTTTAAATATATAATATCACGTTTTTATAAAAAAAGTACATAGAATTTTATAAAAAATGTATTGACAAGTGCTACAATGTAGCATATAATAAAAACATAAGGTGCTACAAGGTAGCAGTTAAAAACACGGAGGAATATAAGATGGATATTAAAAATTTACAACAATTAAGAACAGAAAAAGGCTGGACTAGAAAAAATTTAGCTGACAAATTAGCAGTATCAGTTAAAACTGTTCAAGCTTGGGAGCAAGGATTTAGAGTACCTAGACCATCTACATTAAGTATGTTAGATAAACTCTTTAAAGAAGATAATAATGTTACACAGACAGTGTTTAATAATTTTTTCGGTATAGGATTAAGTATGAAACCTGACATTAAAATAGTGCGACTTTATGCAAGTGAGGAGAAATTAAATAATTTTGTAAATTTATTATCTTATTTAAAAGATGGCAGTAAATTAAATGGCTATTCTTTGTTTAAGTTGCAAACAATAGATATTACACCAGAAGATTTATTAGCGAACAATGAAATAGTAAAGTTTAGTCAAATAAAAGACCTTGAGATAACAAAAGTCTATCAAAAAGGTTTGTCAATCAAAGCAATTAAAGAATGTCAATTAAGAGCAAACGTATTGGAGGGTTAAATATGATTGATATAAAATTTGCAGTTGAAACAAAAGATGGTAATTGGTTTGAAAATATAAATTCTATAGAAGAATGTTTTAGCCATGATATAAAGAAAATATATGAAACAACCTTTGGGACAAAACAATTATTGATTTATGATAATGGTAATAGTCAATACAATTTTAATTTTATGAATGGTTACTTTACTGTTGAAGCATTGCATCAACTTCAAACATATGATACTAAACATAGCATTATTTATGATTATCATATGGAGCTTATAGCAACTGAAATAGATATAATGCTAGGTAAAGAATGTTGTATTAAAATTGGATTTCCAGTATCATTTAGAAGAGTAAAAGGTAGAAAACCAATTTCTAGTATAGATAGTAAATTATCAGAAAAGACAACATTAAAAAATATCCTCAAAGAATATCATTATCAGCAATACGATAGTATATTTTTAGATATCATGGTACTTGATGGAACATATGTAAAATCTCTTATTTTAAAAAGAGATAACGGACTTAATAAAGAAGATATCAATTTCAATCGTATAGTAAAGGGAAAATGTCCTTGCCGTCCATATGGTGCTGACTATAAGTGGTTGGATTATTTACAAACTATAGATTATGAAGAATAGAGGAATATTTGGCAAAGATAAATGAGCAGTTAAGAGAGTTGGACAAAGAATGAGTAACATAATAAATAGAAATTTAATGAATGAACAATTTGGCAATCTTACTGTTTTAGAAAAAGCAGGCAAGTCCTCATGGTTATGTAAATGCAAATGTGGTAACACTATTGTTGTTACCACTTCTTGTCTTTTGTTGAAACATACTCGTTCTTGCGGTTGTTTGTACAGAAAATCTTATAAACAAGGACAAGATAAAATGAGAGAATTTTATAAAAATGCGAGTCCTGAAGAAAGAAAAGAATACAAGGATAAAGACTTAATATCACGTTATACTAAATCTTCCCCTAATAAAGATAATAAAACAAGTAAAAGAAAAGGAGTTTGCTTCAGTAAAAGTGTAAAAAGATATCTCGCATATATTAATAAAGATGGCAAACGTGTTTATTTAGGGACATTTATTCATGAAATAGATGCTATTAAAGCTCGTGAAAAAGCTGAACAGGAAATTATTCAAGATATAAAACAGGAGAAATTAAATAAATAGCGAATAATATTTTATATATAATTTTAAGGACTAACCATTTAGGCTAGTCCTTATTTTTATATTCTTATGCAATTAAATGTTTATCTTTTAATGCAACAATAGTATCTTCATATTGAGTTAACATATTATATACATATAGTTGTCCTTTTGGTGTAATAGCTACTTTAACCACAATATCACGTTCACTTGCAATGCTTTCTTTTGTTTCAAATAATCCTAATCTAATAGCTTTTTGTGTAGGCTGGTTATATTCGCTAGGGATAGACATTAATAATTCTCTATCTCTCAACCAATCAAATAATTTGTTTCTGCCAATGCCAGTCTTTCTGTATACAATTTTTGCGAATGTTCCAATAGGTAAATTTGTTTTGCATTGTGTAATGGCATCTGCAAATTCAGCTTTAGGTTTAGCTTTATTTAACTCTTCCTGTGTTTTTTCATTAATTTCAATTTGTTCTAATAAAGCTTGTACAGCTTCTTTATAGCTAGTTGGTAAATTATATCTAGGCACAGTATATGAACCTGTAGTACGAATTGTTTCTAATACCTCATATACCCAATCATAAAACGCATTTGCTTTTGGTTGCTTACTGTAGCGACAAATCTCATAAACTCCACGAGAATTATATACAGTTGTATCATATTTTTTACCATCAGTACCGTTCAATTTGAACGATACTGCAAATTTATTTAAACGTTCTTTGTTTCTTCTATGAATTGTTCTAATAGAATCGTTTGGGTTTTTATATTCTAATGCTCTACCAATTTGTTCTCTTGTCATGAAAACATCATTATTTTCATCTCTATAAAAATCTACAAGTACACCATTAAATTTTTCCTGTTTACATAAAGCTAAATCCATATTTTATCATTCTCCTTTATACTTAAACAATTTTTCTACTCTTTCAAGTCCACCTTTTCCCTTTGAATTATTTAGTGTTGTAACTATGTTCTTTTCCCAAATACATTCAAAGTCATTTGGTGCATTATACTCACTAACAAAAACAAGATGTCCCTCTCTATGTTTTTCTCTACACCATTGCCAAAACTCATCATGGTTAAAATCACCTGTTGTATATTTAGTTGCTGAAGCATATGGTGGATCACAATAAATTAGGCTATTTGATGGAATGTTTAAGTTTTTATAATCTGAATAAACAAACTCAACATCTTTTATTTTTTCTGCTTGTCTTGTTATATTTTTATACGCTTCTAAAATATAATTTCTTTCAAGGTTTCCACCTACATATCCACCAAAAAATTTACCTCTAAAAGAACAAACTCCTATTCCTACCCAACCTACATATTCATCAGGAAATTTGTCTTTATTTAATCTGCAAAATGTAGCTTCCTCTTTAGATATATTAATTGATGGATTATATCCTTGCTGGAGAGCTTGCCATAAAGCTATAAGATATTTATTATTATCGCCACCAATTCTTTTCCCTTTTACTTTATCTATAACATTTGCCCCACCCACAAAAGGCTCAACCCATGTCATATTAGGTTTTCTTTCTTTTTCCATAATTGGGATAATATATTTTGCTATCTTAGCTTTGCTACCCATATATTTCAATAGGTTATTGCTCTCCTATGTTATTAACGATTGATGTATATAATCTTTTTACAAAATGATGGTCGGTTAAAATTTTACTAGAGTTGTATTCAGCCATAAGACTAAACATTTCTTTTAAAAACTCTAAAATCAATGGATGCATGGCTATAGATTTATTGTTATATTTATGTTCTAAAAACCATTTATATTCAATTTTATAGCTAAAATCATCTTTAAAATAAATTCTACCAGCAGCCAAATAATCACAAATTAATTCTAAAGCATAGTTAAATGGCATTATTAGTGGTTTTCCGCCTTTATCAAACTCATCTTGCCAATATTCATAATGGTGCTTATTATGATGGCAATGATGTAATTTAGCTAATGAATATCCATTTACTCGTTTACTTTCTTTTAAAGGACTTATTCCTTCTTTATAATATTGAATAGCTTCAATAAATTCTGTTGGTGAGAATTTACTTAAATCGTGCGTTAAGCCTTGAATTGGTATTCCTGCTTTACAGGCATAATGGAACACCCATTTTTTATGTTCTACTATATTTTTCGTATGATTAATAATATTATTTATCAACAATAGAAATCAATCTCCTTTATAAATTAAGTAATATATAATAAGCTGTTTCCCCATCTGGAATAAGTAATGTTATAAATAATAAAATTACCACTGCAATGTTATATTTAGATGCTTTTGCTATTTTTTTGTCGTTTTTTTCTATTATTTTTTCTACATTTACTTCTTCATTTTTAAATACTTGATTGTATTCCATTACTTTTTCAATATTAGTTATTGCCATTAATGACCACAGTGCTGAGATAAAACAAAACACAGAACAACCGCCTATTAAAAACTTTACACTTACTATGACTTGAGCTAAGTAATATATATATGGGTGAGCTACTACGTCCAAAAATAAAACCTCTTTCCTATTAATTTAATGAATATTCTGTTATCTTTTAGCGGATTATAATATAATCAGTATCTAAAACATTCATTATATTCTTGTATAGTTATAATTCTTGATACCAAACCAACAGCTTTTTTTATTTTTTTACATACAGCAGACTGTGTAACATTTAATTCTGCTGCCACTTGTGTTTGAGTTCTTTTCTTTACAGCTATTTGTACCATTATCCACCATAATTCTTGAGGTATATTATGTTTTATTCTGTGTAAAACATTTATAACATCTTGCATCCTCTCTTTTTCACATAATATTTCTTCTGGTGAACGCATAGTGCAGTAATCTTGACTAAGTTTATTTATTAATCTTTCTTGCCTAGCATCTTGATTTCTATTTAAACTTTGCATATCATTATTTAATTTTGTTTGTAAAGCAAATACATCAAGTTTCCCTTCTGCAAAATCAGCAATTAATCTTTCTATACTATTTATTATAAATGCACCTTCCCATCTTGTTTACTCATTAAATCTTGTCTTAATTTTGAACTCCAATGGTCTTTACTAACTTTAATACATTTATCAAATAAAAATTTAGTACAGAAAATTTTACCACAGGGGATTGTTCTTGTTGTTTTTAAGTATTCTTCTTTTACTTCTTTTGTAGAAGTTTCGTATAGAACGTCTTTAGAATTTTGTTTTAAGTAATCCATAATTTCTGGAATTGGGTTCTCTTTCTCACTCATAATTCCAACTCTATACATATACCCTTCGTTGTTAAAATCAACTAAAAAATAATGATACATCATACGTCTGTAGAACCAAATCCTCCTTTGCGGACTTGTAAAACAGGCACATCATCATCAATTTTCAAATATTTTACAAAAATCCCTTGTGCAACGCGTTCACCAAATGGAATAGCAACTGGTGTATTAGATAAATTAAGTAAAGGTATCATAAAATGACCTTCATTGTCTGTGTTATTGTAGTAATCAGCATCAATTACTCCAAAACCACCTGGAATAATGCAATTATATTTTCTATATAAAGAGCTTCTTGCGACTAATTGTAAATATTCATCTTTATTTAGTTTAACTTTTAATCCTGTAGGAATGTTTTTACATTCCATAGGATTAATTACAGTCGCTCCATATGCTTTAATGTCATATCCAGCAGATTTTTCTGTTGCTCTTTGTGGAAAGTCTGCTGTACTACCTTTAATTCTTTCAAATTTTCTCATACAAATCTCCTTAATAATTTATTTTTTGGTGCTATTTTTATTCATTTCTTCAATTCTTTCATCTGCTTGTTTAGCTGTTTTACATAGTGCAAATATAAGCAGATAAATTCCAAATAATATACATATATAAATCATTGCTGTCCTTCTTTGAGTTTTAAATGAATATTAATTTTTTCTCTTTGTTTAGGGATTGAGTAATAACGCAATTCCAAACAAAAACATAAGAGGTACAGCAAAAGTTACTGCAATAATTATTAACGGAATATACAATATAATTCCGATAGCCAAAGTCAATAATAATAAAATATCTGATACAAAATTTTTCATTTACATTCTCCTTACCAATCGTTGCTACTAGAGCAATCAAAACTAGAACCATTAGAACTGCTATAACTATCATAGCTACTAGAACTATAAGAGTTATTATCATTTACGCTATTATCATAGTCATTGTCATAAGCATTAACACATGGGCTATCATCATAATCATTGTCATCATAAGAAGATGATGTATAATCTTCTTGATAACAGTTATCTCCATTTTCCGTTAAAAGCATTGTGATATCTTCAGGTAATACATAAGGGTAAGGATAACCATTTTCCCCTCTAATCTGAACATATCCTTTTTTAAAGCCTGTGATAGTTCCTCTTTTTAAATATTTAGTTACAATACCAACATAAAACATTACTTTATCATCAACATCTACTTCAGTTTTTAAATGTTTTAACCACAAAATATATCACTCCTTATTTATTTATAGGGGAGATTTGCTCCCCTATTTTTATTCACACTTACTCCATGAGCATTGAGTACAAGAAATACAGTTTCCTTCAGCACGAATTTCAGCACCACATTCAGGGCATTTTTTACGTACTCTTTCTTCGTGTACTTCAACTGTTTGTTTAGGTTGCTTAATATTTGTTTTTTCTTTAAAATCACCATTAAATTCAGCAATAGCTTCTTGTAAACTTTCAGCAATAGCATTACCGCAGGAGAGAGAAATATTTTTTCTGCCTTGTCCTCTTAATGTTTTGCAAGCAGGGCATTTTTGTTCTTTTAACTCTTCTATTAATTTTTCTGGTTTAACTCCACAACGTAAAGCCAGTGAAGATAAACGAACTATTGTTGCAATATTAGCACTACAACCACCTGTAACACTTGCAAATACTTCAAAAGGTTTTCCATCTTTAAAAGTAATTGTAGGGTACAATTTAGAACAAGCGGATTGTTTTTTATAAGTTAGTGATGGTAGGCTACCATTTGTTTCTCTTTTCATAGGCACAATTTCTCCAAAATTATTATCAAAATCTTCTGATTTTTTCTTAGGGTTTAATATGGATAAACGCATACAGCCATCTCTAAATACTGTAATTCCTTTTAATCCTGCTTCCCACGCCATCATATAGATATTAAAAATATCTTCTGGTGTGGCACTTTCAGGCAAATTAATTGTAGAACTAATAGCATTATCAATATTATCTTGCACAGAACGTTGCATTTCTATTCTTTCTGAGTAAGGAATTTCATCTGCTTCTACAATGTAAGGAAATTTCTTTTTAATTTCCTCATTTGTAAGCGTTAGCGGTAAATTATGATATTCTAATAACTCTTTAATAGAAGTTGGGAATACTCTAAAGGTTTCACCTTTTCCTTCTAATGAATGAGTAGTTCGTTCATAAGATACTTTAAACATTGGCTCAATTCCACCAGAAAAACCACCAGCTAATAAAGAAATTGTTCCTGTTGGTGCAATGCTAATTAAAGAACCATTAGCAAGACCATTTTCTTCAATGTATTCATATAGACCTTTATACATCAAAGCACCTTTTAAAATTTTAAACATTTTTGATTTCTTTGTTTTTTCCCAGTCATACTTTCCAAAAGTCCCATATGTTTGTGCTAAAGTGGCACTATAATCTAGTGCTTTCATCATCATTATTTGAGCTATTGAATACAATAATTCTTGTGCATCTTGTGAACCATATCTAATACCTAGAGCAATTAAAGCATCTGCTAAGCCAAAGAATCCTAACCCAATATTTCGCCAATCATCAATAGCTTGCTTATTTGCTTCTAGTGGTTGTTTATCTCTACCATAATCTAAAACTTGGTTTAAAGCATCTACTCCAATATTTACTAGGTTATTAAATTTTTCAAAATTAAATTCAGCGTTTGGAGAAAATTTATTATCTACGCAATTATAAAGATTAATAGAGCCTAAGCAACAAGCTGTATATGCACTACCAAGAAATTCACTGCAATTATGAGCAACTATGCCTTCTACGACTCCCCAATGTGCATCATATTCTGTAAAATCAAAAACATCTACAATTTCGTTTTTATCTATGATATCAATAACTTTGATTTTTAAAGAACAAACTAAATTATAAAGTTTTTCCATTTTATATTTTTGAATAAAACCAATCTGTTGATAAAACATCAATAAACTATATGATTGAGAAATATTAACATCATAACTTTCTCTACTTTCGTAATCTCCATTTTCCCAACTTACCATAGTTTTTTTATTGGTTGTAATATATGATTTAATATCGAACGTATCCAATTCCTTGACTAATTCCATAGCTAATATTTTATTAGTTGTTTTAAATTGGACTCTTTTTGTATTATTAGAATAAATCACACAACCATTCGCACTAAATAAACCCTTTAAAAAAGATGCTTTTAGATTTTTTGATAAGCTATTATAGTCTTTAGGGAGATTTCTATAACATAAAGGTTTATCCTCAATTCCAATTTTTTGGATATCTGATTTTAAGCTGGTTACCATATAAGCATTATTGCTTCCATTGCTTAAGAAACCATTAAAAATATCTTTTACATCACCATCTTTTTCTCCGATAAAAACAGTTATTCCATCAACGTTTCTGTCTTTTGTATGATGATAACAACCATCACCTTGAATAAAACCTAAACGTTCATATTTAAGCTCTTCATTCGAAGTATAATTGCTTACTTTTGGAATTTGTAACCTTTTCCCTTTTAAATCTTTAGCTGCTACATCATTCCCATCAAATGTTTTAAATATATGGTTAGGTGTACACTTAATTTCTTTTAATGTGCTTTTTCTAGTAGCACCAACCATAAGAGAAATTACCTTTTTTGTTCCTGTTTTAAACACAGGGCTATCTTTACTAGATATTTCTCCGTTTGGTTTAATAATTTTAACAGTTTTTCCTTCTAATTCTTTAAATGGAATATACCCTTTTGTAGTTAACAGTTTCATATCACCAGTAAAACAAGGGTTAGAAATTTCAATCTTATAATCATCATATCCAGATAATAAGTTGTTTTTTCTAATAGTATCAATAAACATTGCTCCAGGGTCGCCATAATCCCAGTTAACTTTACAAAATCTTTTGAAAAATTCTTTAGCATTAATTGTTTTTTCAATCTTTTCGCCTGTTTCTGGTACAAAAAACGAGCAAGTATAATTTTTTCCATCTCTTACAGCTTGCATAAACTCATTTGTAAATAAAATGGAAATATTCATATGCTCTAATTTATGATTGGTTTCCTTAATATGAAGAAATTCTTCAATATCAGGGTGAGAGCAGTTTAATCCAATCATTATTGCTGCCATTTTGGACTATATCTTACAAAATATTTTGCTTGGATACTATTGAAGTCTTATTGTTTTCCTCAACTTCTAGTCTCTACACCTTCTATTGACTTGTTATGTTCAATAGCTCGGCTCGGTATTGACCTTTTACGGCTTTCACCGAGTTCTTCCAATTCAAGACGCACAGCTTTAAATTTATTGTATTTATGTTTTAATGGAATAAAAGATGTATCTTGATATAACCAAGATAAAAAACTTAACACATTTTTTATTGAATTAAAATCTAAAATATAACAACGTTCTTTGCTTTTAATTCTAACACTAGATGCTATGTTTAGTTTATCTAATAAAAACTTTTGTAGTCCTGTTAAACATTTTAAATGATGAGTAAATTGTATTTTAACCCATAGTCTATATCTATCTTTACGAACTCCAAAAGAAAAACAACCATCTGCATCAAATAAACCTCTTACTAAATAAGGCATGAGTTCTTCTTTTACTCTAGGAAAATGTCTTTCAGGTTTTAATCTTCCACCTAATACCATTTTTATTTTAGGTATTTTTTTTATTACACTCACATGAGGAAATAATCTTTTCTTTTTATTAAAGGTTTTATCTTCTTTAATTTTTCCATTTATAATTTTAGATAAAAATTCAATAGTATCTTTATGCGTTGTTGCTTGGTTTATTTCAACTACTTCATTATCAGAAATAAAACCATCTCCTAGAATAAACCCTACAAGATACGCTTTTTCTTTAGAATTTATTGGTGATAAAAAATTAGTTGGTAAAATTTCATTTTTAAAATTACAACTAAATTTATTTAAATTATGTTTTGAAATCCAATAACCAACATTACTTTTACTTATACCAGTTATACAAGCTATTTCTCTATGAGTTTTACCTTCTTGTAACAGTTTTTTTAATATATCTTTTTCCATTAATAAATTCTCCTACTCTATCATTTTCAAAGAATAACACAATGTAGTTTACGTCTACCGTTTTGACCAATTACACTTCCCGTTGTATTAAACAATTCCAAGAAACTTGTTGCTCCGCTAGTTGTTTTAGCGGTGTTATTTACTTTAGCATCTTTTGGTCGCAAATTAGAAATATTTATTCCACAGCCACCACCTCGACTAAATGTTTTAGCCATTTCAGCTTGTGTTTTATAGATGCTTTCAATATTATCTTCTGGTGAAGGTAGTACATAGCAGTTCATTGGTGTTGCACTAATATTGTCTTTCTCTAATCCAGCAGAATTTAAAATTCTACCAGCAGGAAAAAAATCACCATCAATCAAAGCCTGCTTGATTTCATCTTGGTTTCTGGAAAATATACTGCATACCCTATTTACAAAACCTTCAAAATCTTCATTTTCTTTGAAATATTTTCTTTTCAATATTTCTTTAGATACCATGTTTTCATACCATTTTTTATTAATAATTATCAACCTTCTTTCTTTTTCCTATCCGCTACATTCTCTATATTAACATCACTCTAGCTCTTTGCAAGAGGTTTTGTTAAAAAAATCCATTTATCTTTTTCAGGATTAAAAACTCTTATTTTTAACTCTATTCGAGGATTGTTTTTATCCACTTCCCAATCAATCCATCTTATAAGCAAATAACAGTCATTATCTAAAACAATTCCTTCTAGTGCATCACATAAATTTTTATCCAGATTATTTGTATCTCTTGTCCTATAATCTTTCCAATAAACTTTAGCTTCTGCAACAATCTTTGTTAATTCTGTTTTAGTCCAACCTTGAATAAAAACTTCTTGTTTTATAATCTGTTCTACTGTTTTAAACCACTGTTTAGCTTCTTTATTCAATATTTTTATTCCATTTCTAGTGGTTATATAACAATGGTTTACAGACTTCCCTATTGGCAATGTTAATTGTAGCTCTCTACCCAACATCTCCTTTGTAGGAGTAACAGGTTCTTTCAACCTATTACCCCTTATCAATTATTTCAACGGTAATACTATATAATTTACCATATAAACCTTCTTCGTAATCTACTGTTAACTTTAATATCTTACCAGTTGCATTGAATGTAATGTCATTAGTACCAAAGCAAATAGAAATTTCATCATTTGGAAATAAATTACAAGACAAATTCTCATCTATTAATAAATCAGCATATCCATATTCAATATTAATTGTTACAGGATTGTCATTTTTTATTTTATCAAATATACTATTTATTTCTTTTACTAAATTATATAAATCTGTATCACAATCAAATACATAATATTTAGTTTCTTTCATTAACATCACTCCTTATTCTCTAGGATTTATTGTTTCACCATTAACAGCTTTATATAGCCATTCTGAATATCGTTTAATTTTAGCTGCTTCTTTTTTAGGGTCATCTTTTTTCCCAAGTCTACAGGTATATTTAAGGATATTCCCTTTTAAAAAGCCTATAAACTCATCATTAGTCATATTAGCTTGCATAACCTCTATTGGTTGATGCTCACTTTTATAATGTTCATCATAATGTTCTTCCATTTTTTTCACCTCGCTAATCTTTTAACATATCTTTTATACCAGACACCAAAAAAGCAACAGCAAATGCTGTAAAAGAAATACATATTGCTCCAAGACATGAAGCTAAAATTGTTATAAATATATCCATTTTTTCACCTCACTATCAAAATAAATCTTTAATTAATTCCTTAAGAAACCATACTGTAAGACCCAGAGTAAATATTGCTCCACAAACACATATTATTGCTATGCTTGTCATAAAAACTAATTCTAATATTTCCATTTCTTTACCTTAAATTAATATCTAAACATATCTTTTATAGACTGTACCATTAATGATATAAATAAACTTATTGAATATAAACAGCCTGAAATAATTGCAAGATTAATCGTAAAATCAACTAAAATATCCATTATTTACCTTTCATTTCGTCATATGTTTCAATTAAAGTACACCATTGAGTCTTTTTTTGACGTGGTAATTTTACAATAACTAATTGTTCTCTTTTAAATCCACCTATATTTAGTCTATTATTTTTATCATGAGGAAATCCCATAGCACCATCATATGTTGGTGTTTTAATTATAGTGGAAATATAAATATTTGGATCATTTTTAGCTTTAATTTGAACAGTATCACCAACTCTTAAAACCCTATCAAATTCATCTTTTAAATCAGTTTCGTCCCCAATATAACCATAAAAACTATTTTTATAATGTGGACATGAGCAATTACCACATACATAAGGTCTAAATTGAGCTTTTTCTTGTGCTTCTTTTAAGCGTTCTAACGCAATATCAAGACCAACGTGAATATTAAATTTATCATCAGGATTACATTTTGCTGTTGCTGTAATACCATTCATATCTTCAACTTCTACATATTTACCATTTACTCTAATTGTGAGTTTTTCGTGTTCATTTTGTTTCATATTGTTACCCCTTAATCATTTTTAACATTTTTTTAAATTTGTTTTCTTCTTTAGCTCTCACTTGAGCAACATAATATAGCTCTTGAAAAATTTCATTGCTAATTATAGAGTGCTTTTTACTACTATCAGTCAAAATCCAATCACCTACATTAGCAGTCATGATGCCATTAGGTGTTTTCACTTCAGTTTTTACTTCAACTTGTTTAGCTTCTACAATAGCATTAGCAGGTACATAATATTTTTCTTTCAATTTGAGCTTTCCTCCACTAGTTTATCTAAATAATTCCAAAATGAAGAACCTTCTTTATTAAAGACAAGTCTTGGTAAAAACGTACCATGTTCCTTTGTCTTATCTATAGTTCTTTTTAAACAATCATTTTCATCAACAAAGACAATATGTTTATCAGGAAATTCAATTAAAAATCCATTAGTTATTTTAGGTTTGCGACCTGTTCGATAGCTAAACACATCACCTTTTTCGTATAATCGATTTTTATTGCCATCAATAATAAATCCTTCTTTTACTTTAACGTTCACTATATAAAACTGTGTTTGTTCCATAATACTCACCTGTATTTAAACTCAATAGGAATCCATAATGCTTCTTCATCACAAATTTCTTTTGGACTAAATCGTGCATACCATGCTGTAGGCTCACCATTTAAAAGGAACACACTATATGTTACATATCCAGTTAATTTATCGCCTTCAACTGTTTCTGCTTCAACTGTTGGTTGTTCAATAAAGCTTTGATATATATATTCCTCATCTTTATCCTCTATAGTATGAGCTTCAAACTTATTAAAAACAGAAATACCATAACCTTCTCTACCATAAATAGGTTTAGCAATAACTTTTTCAGATAAATTTAATCTTTTATCTGTTGAAGTAAGTGGTATCATACGATATATAGCTAACAGTTCTTCTCTTGTATAAAACCCAAAGCGATTATCAAAATTTGTCATTATTGCAAATAATCTTTTATCTTGCATAATAATTGCTTCAGGAGAATTTACTAAAACCACTTTACCTTCATTATGCAATTCTATAAGCTTTCTACCTACTGGATATCCGTCATCAGATACATCTTCCATAAGCATTTCTACAGGGTGCAAACGATAAAGAATATCTATTTTTTTACCAGAAAAATACACACCATCATCAAATATTTCTAAATCGCTTAAAGAAACAAGTTCTGATTTTAATTCAGGAAAATAACGTTTTAAGTTCTCATGTAAGTATTTAGCATTATACCAATCTTCTTGATATTCTTTATTAGCTGCAAATACAAAAAAGTCATCATTATTTGTACTTAATCGAGCAAACACTTGTGCTAATTCACCATTTATATATTGTTTGGATTCTTCATCTTTTGTATATATAAAATTCCCATAAAATGATTCTGGAATCGCACATGGGGTATCTGCATTAATTTCAACTAATTTAAAATTATTAAATACATCTTTTACAAAATCCATACGAGCCAAATGTGCAGTGCAATCAAATTTAGAAGCAATAAAGTTAAACTTTTCAAATTCTGGTAAATTACGAACACATTTAACTGTTTTATTCATAGCATTAAATATAATTCTCGCTTGATGTTCAACATATTCTTTTTCTTCTTCTGAAATAGAAATTGCTGTTTTAGTTGGATAGCTGTATTTCCATTCTGGTTCTTTAATGTAAGGGATAATATCTCTATCAATATCATCAATCCAATTATTTTTAGCAACTTTTACTTCTGTTTTTGCTTGTGTTTTAAAAGGTATATTCATTCCTAGTTTCATTAACTACTTGCTCCTCCTCTTGCACCTGCACTGCCAATTCCTGTTTTTCCTGTAGATACACTTTTATTTGTACCAATACTAGGTGTTGTAGATTTTGGTGTTGTAATATTTGTTGCTCCATTGCTTGCTTTAGGTACAGGAGCAACAGTAGAAGAACTGCTTTTTTCTTCTTTCTTTTCTGTTGGTGCAACATTATTTTTTATATCTTTTACATTATTTTTTGTATCTGGTTTAGTTTCTTTAGTAGTAGTTTTTGTAGAAGTGCTACTTTTTGTACTACTAGAGTTATATTTTTCAGAAAAACTATTTCCCCAAATAGCATTGCCAATCATATTGCCAAGCATTGTACCAGCTACAGCTCCCATCATGGTATCAAAAAAACTTGACTCATGAGTTGTTACTATTACATTTCCATTGGCTGTTTCAGTAACTTCAGGTTGGTTTCCACAGCCTGTTAAAGCTGTAGAACCAATCATGACTGACATTATAATTGCCATAACTTTTTTTGAATGTTTTTTTAGTTTCATTTTTTACTCCTTATGTCTGTTACAAAAACATATACCTAAGATTATTAATATAAATACAGATAATATGCTTCCCATTATAAAATTACCACTCCACATTCTTCACGATAACTGCAATTTTTACATAAACCACAGCCAGCTTCAGCTCGGTTAAACACATTTGCGTCAATCATTTTTTCAGTGTCATTACATTCACTCTCAATGTATTTAATATAATTCATGTCTACAGGAATAATATGCTTTTCCCAACCTGCTACATAATCTTGTTTGTTTTTTGTTCTCCATTTAACAGCAATAGTAGCTACTTCTTTTGGAAAAGCTCCTGTTTCAAGCAAATAGTGCCATGCGTAAATACTCATGTTTCCAATATATTTTGCAGTGGTAGCACGTTTACCAAGCTTATAATCGTAAATGCAATCATCTTCGGTTAGAAGGTCAATATATCCCAATACAGGAAGCTTATTTTCCCCTCTATCAATTAAAAATTGACATTCTACTTTAGCTGGTTTAATATCTTTAAATGTTTTAAAGAATAAATCTAATGCAACTGCTCCTTGCTCTCTAAGTTGTTCATAGGTATCAGTTCCCCAAACAGTTATTTCTTTATAATGATTGTCAAAATATTCGTTAAATTCTTCAATCACTTCTTTTAAGATAACAGGTTTATTCTCAATTTTACATTTTCCCCAATATTCTAAAGCAGAATGGATTGCTAAACCAAAGATTGTTTTTGAATATTGTGTATTATTTTCCATACCTAATATTTTTCTGAAATAAACTTGTCTGCCACAAGTTTTCATACTCATAATTGTTGACGCACTTAAGTGAGTAATTTTACCAGTTGTGGATTTACCACGTTCAATTTTATTTTCTATAATTATCACTCTCCAATTTTAATATTTAATTTAATACATTTACAAATTCTTTTAAGAACGATAAAGTAGGAGCTAATCCACAAGACCTTTCACCTTCTGGACAATATCCTTTTTTACAACTAGCACCTGCATTTTTAAATAAAATAGGTGCAACTTTTTGTACTTCAGTAAGCATTAAATTAGCCAGTTGACGAATTTCCCATTGAGCATGAGTACAGCAACGAAGTGAAAAGAAGTTAAATAATGAACGTGCGTTCATGGTAACAATAATTTTTGTTTCTGTTGCATTAGGAAGTACATATCTAGCATCTTCTTTAGGAATATCCATACTTGCTAATTCGTTATAAGCTTGACGAATTGTACACATTAAATTCTCAAATTTTTCTTTAGCTTGACTATCTCTAGCGATTGATGGTGGAACAATATATTCAAAATCATTTTCACTCACATAACGTTGAGATTTTTGAGAATATGATGCAATTCTGTGCCTTACTAATTGATGGGTAAGTGTACGAGAAACACCTTCAATAGCAAACGTAAAAGAAACGTGTTCTAGTGGTGATTCGTGTCCCATTCCTTTTAATTTATCAATAAATTTTTCGGTATCATTTCCTGTTAATACCCCTGTTATTAAGCCATCTACATCACTTTTACTGTAACAAAGTTTAGCAGCAATAGATACGACTTTTTCTGGCTCAGGGGTATGACTAATTAATTTACATTTAATCATATTTTTTCTCCTTTATAAATTAATCCAATCTACAGTTGGCTCACCTTTAAAACCTTTTTCCCAAACGAACCAAGCATACGCTTGAGCATTTGATTTTCTATATTTTTCAAAATCACCATTTTTAGCACAAGACAGTCTGCCGCTTGCAACATAAATTTTCTTCGGTGGATTTTCTTTAAAGAATTTACCTCTTTCTTTACCTTCTAAAAATAAAACTCGTAAAAATAACGCTATTTTATTGCCATTAGGACTAATATCCAATGCGTGTTTTAGAAATGGCAAAGCTATTTTATAAGGCGGATTAGTAACAATGTCCATATCACTATGTTTTATATTAAAAAAATCTTGTACTTTTCCATAACCTCTATCAATAAGGTCGAAACTAGATACATTATAACCATGTTTTTGTAGTACTTCGGAAATATGTCCTCCACCACAGGCAGGTTCTAATACAGCTTTAGTAAAAGTTTCTTTTTCAAGTAACAGTTCAACTGCTTTTGGTTCAGTTGCATAATAGTCATTGGTTTCTCTTTCTCCTTCACTATGATTAGATGCTCCTAGTGTTACATATACATCATGTGCTTTATTTTTCAGTCTAATTCACTTCTTTCTTCTTGTTCTTTTAACATCACCAATCTGCTTGTATCGGTGTTATAAGTTAATTGGAAATATAACTTGTCCCTTTTTAATTTTCTATGTTTTAAAATTTTAAGTCTTGTTATATTTTTCCAATTTTCTTTAGAAATCTCACTCATTCCTGGAGTCTTTTCTGGTCGCCATAAACCTAAAATAGTTGTAGACGCATTGCCTAAAGAAGCACTACCAGAAATGTCTGTTTGCATAGGTTCTCTAATTCGCCCTTTTTCAATAACTTGAGAAGCTTTATTTAATTGAGCTAATATAATTAAGCAAACATTATGGTTTTTAGCAAGAGGTATTAATCCATCTGCATTTTTAGATTGTTGTTCAACTGTAGTATTGTTTCTCAACAAACCAAAATGGTCAATAACAACTATATCTAGTGGTTCATCTACAAAAATATTAGTTTTAGCGATTTTTATACGTTCATCAATATCAGCTAAAGATAATACTTTGTCATTTATTTGTAATCTAGTTCCTATTTTATTTATATAATTATTAGCTTCTAAAGGGTGTTCTAATATAAATTGTTTTATTTTCCATCTAGGTTGCTGAAGCAATTTTGCAAGAATTATTTCAGACACGTCCTCTTTAGACATTTCAAGAGAGAAAAATAAAATTCTTTTTTGTTGAACTATGCTTAAGTTTAACAATAGTTCTATTAAAAAGTCTGTTTTACCTGTATTTGAAGGTGCAGCAATAGTAGTAATCTGTTTTTTATAAAGGTTAATTGCACCATCAAGCTCTTCATAACCTGTATTTAGTTCATTATTTTCTTCAGTAATTAAGCTAGAAGTAGCATTAGCTAGGGAAGAAAATTCATTTAAAACTTCATCAATACTTTCCTCTTTTACAGATAAAAATTCTTTAATGACATCTAATGGTTTTTTCCATTGTGTAGATAAATATTCTGCAATAGATAATTTAACTAAAGGGTCTTTAACAGTAGATACAAGTTCCATAATTTTCTTTTTCTGGATATCAAGTCCTTTATTTTGCTTAAGGATAAATTCAGCTAAAAAGAAATTGATATCTTTTACCACTTGCTCACTAATACTTTTTTTAGCAACATGAAGTTCATTTAAATCTTTGTATCCATCTTCTATTTGCATTACTTCTACCAGCAAATTAGAAGCATGAGTTCTAAATAATTCTTTAGCTCTATTAATAAATTTATCTGCTCTATTGTCATTGTCTGGGACTAGAACTATTTTTATTTCACGTCTACCAATAATTTGTTTTATTAATTTAACGTGGTCAGCAGTTAAAGTAATACCACAATAAGCAACACAAGCTAATCCTTGCTCATCAGCAGATATCATATCAAAATACCCTTCGCACACATATAAGATATCACTTTGTTTTAATCTTTCTATTGCAAAGTTAATACCATACAGATATTTTCCTTTTTCAAATAGTGGTGGATTATTTTTTCCATTTTTATATTTAACTTTATTCTCAAAATATCGGTAGCCAAAACAAACTAATCTACCATATTCATCAAACATAGGAATTGTAACAGCCTTAGATTTTTCGCTGTATCCTAGTCTGAATTTTTTGACAGTTTCCTTGCTAAAACCTCTACTTTGCATTAAATACTCAATAACACTATCTACTTTATTTTCGTATGCTTTTGATTGAAGTTCTTTTTTATCAACCAAATTTTGTTCTTGAATATAGTCATCATCTAAAGGTAAAGAAAAATCATTCGCCAATTCTTTTACTGCAATAGCAAATGGGATATTATCTTTTTCCATTTTATAGTTAATAATATCTCCACTAGCATGGCAAGCAAAACAATAAAACTTATTATCATCAAAAATGGCAAATGATGTTTCGTTGTCGCCACCATGTACAGGGCAACAACAACGATAAGTTCCATCACTTTTTCTTATAGCTTCAGGAATGTATTCAACCATAGGCTTTTGCCTTAATACGTCTACAACACTCATTTATTCACCTTGATATTTTTTTGTAATATATTTATATACAGTAGTTCCATCTGATGTTAAAAATTCTATATATCGTCCATGTTTCTTTGCATTTCTTTTCATTTTTAGGTTTGTATTCTTTTTATTGTTTTTTATTTGCTTTTTATACTTATCAATTTCACCTTTTAACTCAGTATTTTCTTGCATTAGTTTTATATACATTCCTAATATAGGAGATTTTTCTCTACCAACGACTGAAAGAGCGTTATTCATTCGTCTTAATTCATCATTTTCTATTTTTAGCATTAAATTTTCAGTACGTAAATCATCTTTATTTAGGTTTAAATTATCTTCATTCATAGATTTTCACTTTAACCTTTCTTTTGCCTAATTTATAGGCAGTATGTTTATCATTAACAAATACATCAATTTTATTATTATATCCACCACCAAACCTATCTTCTACTACATATTGCACACCATCTATTTCAACAACAGTCCCTAAAGGTAAATGGTCGGAAGCAACAGTTCTTCCTTCTGTAGCAACTGTACCAGAAGCGGTTATTCCATCATTCTTTCCACATTCATCATCAGCAGCAGTGTAATAAGTAATTATTGCTTCTTCTGTACGATATTTTGGTTTTAGTGCTTCTTGTCTATAATATTCTTTTTCCAATTCACTAATTAATTCATCTTCAATATCACACAAATTCACATATTCATTTTCATGGTGGATAGTAGTAATATTAGAGGGCTGTGGATTTTGACCACAACCACCCAATAATACTAGACTGGTTAAACTTATTACACCTATAACCTTATTCAATTTACTCCAGCATATTTATTATTATGCTTTCTTTTCTTATTTTGTTTTAATTCTGTGGATTTTGGTGCTAATTCAGCGAATTTAAATCCAGTAATAATATCGGAAACTTTATGGGCTTTTTTATTTTGTTTCAAAATATTGTTTCCTTTGTCAGCAGATAAAATAATTTCAACACAAGAAGTCGAAATCTTCTTACTTTTCGGGCTAATCATCATTTTTTTGTTTTCATACTGTGTAATTACCATATATATTCCCCTTATAAATATTTCATTAAATCGGTTGGTTGAATTTGTACCATTTTTTTCTTTGGTACTTTTTCTTGCATAAATTCGTTTGCTTCTTTTATTAATTTAAAAATAGAAGCATCTACACTAATTTCATTAACCTCAACCAAGTATTCGTATAATTTAGAAAGTGTATCAATATCTTCTTTTTCATATTTCTTCAGTTGGTTAGAAATTCTTTGGTGTTCAGTAAGATTCCACATTTTATCTTTCTTTTTACGAATAACTATTTTGGCAACGAGCCAAGACTTATTTTTTGCATTAATAAATTGCTGTTTTTCTTTTTCAGTCATTAGATTGGTACATCTTCATCAATATCAGCGTCTTTTACTGGTTCAAATGGAGAGCCACCATTTCCTCCTTTAAATAAGCAATCATCATCTAAAAGTTGAATATCTTTCAATCTAATAGATACACCTTGATAAAGGTTAGTAAATACAACTCTCATGTAAAGATTTACTGCAATTTTAGCATCATACGCTAATTGCAGATTTTGTTCTTCTTCTGGTGCTAGTCTATGGTTATCTTTGTCGTAAACAGGAATAAATACTCTATTAATAACACCATCTTTTTCACGTTCATGTTTTGCTTTGCAATTAATAAACTGGACACCATCTTTTTCTTTAATAAGTTTATTTACCATAAATTCTGTAGGTAACCACTGACTAGCTGAAACTTTTGTACCACTAGCACTTTTAAATTCAGTGTCTTTTTTAGCATTTTCAATTAATTCAGTAGCAAGTTTTTTCAATTTTTCGACTTCTTCACTTGCTAATTTGAGGTTAAGAACATAACCTGTTGGTTTTCCTTCCCATTCATTTACAGTACCATTTACAGCAGAATACATAACTTCGCCTTCAAATACCTTTACTGCATAAGTTTTTAATTTGTCATTTTTCTGTTCCAAATTATCACATCTCCTAACATTTTTTTGTTTTATGCCTTTCGACATTCTCTATATTAACATCACTCTAGCTCCATGCAAGTATTTTTTTTATTTTTTTTTAAAAAATTTTATCTATTGTTAAGAGCTACAATTATGTTATACTCGAAGAAAGGAGGAATGTGAAAGGAGATTTTATATTGACAACTACAAAAAAAAGAGGAAATGGCGAAGGAAGCTGGAAAAAACTAGGAACGAATAAATGGAAGGTTACAATAAGTGTAGGAGTAGATATTAACGGAAAACAGGTTCGTAAAACAAAAACTGGTACAAAGCAAGAATGTATGAAGTGGTTTAAGTCTAACCAAGAAATTAGCAACAATGATTATTTTTATGACTATGCAATGAAATGGTTAGAATTTAAGAAAAATAGTTTAGCTCCATCAACTTATAGAAACACTAGAACAAGAATTAAATTAATATCAGATATTAATAATTTTCAAATGAATAAATGTTCGGATAACACTATTATGTTAATTGTTAATGAACTCGTAGCAACAAAAAGTAAAGCAACAATAGTAGTTACAATTTCAGTATTGAATCAAGTATTAAGATTTGCAAGAGATAGAGGTGTAATTAATTTTATTCCATATATACCTAAAATACGAACTTTACCAATTAAAAAGAAAATAGATATACCATCAATAAAAAAAATAAAAGAAGTTTTATTATTAGCTAAATTTATTGGAGGACATTTATATTTATGTATTCTATTAGGTTTTTTAGCAGGACTAAGAATAGGTGAAATATTAGCACTTCAAAAAGGTGATATTGATTTTGAACAATCAACTATTACAATTAATAAAACATTAACAATGGACGAAAATTATAAAACATATATCAAAGAAGGAACAAAAACTAATAACTCAAATCGAACAATTTATGTAAATAATAGAATTTTATCCGAAGTAAAATTATATTTTGATGATAAAAAATTTAAAAAAAATAGGTATCTGACTCATGAATCAAAAAAAGTTAGTATGTTTTTTAAACAAGTAGGATTTGAGAATTTTACAGCACATTCAACTAGACACGTATTTATTACGCTTGCACAAGAATATGGTATTAGTCCTGTTTTTGTATCACAATATGTAGGTCATAAAACAAATAGTACAACTATTTCTGTTTATACTCATATGCCTATAGATAAGCAAAATCAAAAATTAGATGAGTTTGTTTATCAGTTTTTAGATTAAATATTAAGTGCTACAGATTACTATATATTTTATTTTTTAGGTGCTATAACAGTGCTACGCATTACATTTATTTTGAATTTAATTCAATTAATTTAAATTTAAAAAATTTGATATAGAGCTATTTTAAAGTATTTTTATGTAAATTAAATTATATTTATATTATGTATAAAATCTTAATATTTATTTAATATTTATTTCTTTCATTTTTGCGCAAAACAAAAACGAATGTGCAATAGTTTGGTTCCGTTTTTCAACCTCCGAGAAGCTGCCCT